ATATTTATCTACATCCTTACCTTCAATATTAACTGTAGGTAGGATTCTTAATGCGAATTGTGCTAAATCTTTTGTCATATCTTATGCGTCTATATCTTTTACTTCTATTAAACTAAATCTACATTAACCCAAGTACCTGTGTACGTACTACCAGAAGTAAGAGTAGCAGTACTACTATTATCCGAATCAATTCTACTTCTATTAGGTATATATGTCATACAATTATCCAGTTAGACCCAGTACTTACAATAGTAATAGCATCTGGGTTATATAATTTTAAATCAAGCTCTCCGTCAATAGTTTCAGAACCATTACCATCTACAGTAATAATACCAGTGCCAGAGTTCTTAATGATAAAAGGTTGACCTGTAATCCCCACCGCAGTAGGTAGGGTTACAGTAAATGTACCTGTCGTACAGTCAACTATATAGTCAGTCGTTAAGACTGTGTATGTTGTAGTTACAGCAATGTATGCATAGACAGGGGCAGACACAAAACTGGTGAGATACTCATCCAGAAGTTTTGCTACCTCATAGTCAACCCTACGAAACTCATCGTATTGGTATTGACCTACACGAGACCTATTAAATAGAATCTCATTTAATCTTGTCTTGAACTCTGCTGTAGTCATTCATTACCCTGCTTTAATGCGAAAGAGGCTAAATGAAGCATTTCCCAAAGTTGCACTAGTATCACCATCATCTCCAGTAAGAGTGATAGTAAAGGTAATTACGTCGTTTACTTCTAAATCTAGAATTATAGTACCACTTACAGGTACGACAGCACCTGCTGTTGTAGCAGCAGCTCCATCACCAGTTGTAAGTACTGATGTTCCATTAACCAAAACATCCAACTGTCCAGTAGCAGCAACAGAATCAGTAATAAACTGGATGAATCCAGATACATCAACTTTATAGAATCCTGCAGCTAAAATTTTAGTAGAGCCAGCAGTAGCATCAACAGTCACTCTATCATTTTCTCCTGCTGTAAAAGCAAGCGTAGAAGCTGTTGCATCTGTTAAAGCTAGTCCTTGAACAGTAAAGACACCCGAAGCGTATGGTACACAATCAACTGCATATTCTAGATTGCGAAGTCTTTTGTCAATATTGCCCCCATTTTCAGGGACGTAGTTTAATCCTTTCATGTGTGTTAATTTTTAAATAAATAAGGGGATAGGTTAGACCCATCCCCCTACCGTATTACGAAAACAATTGAAGATATAAATCCTTATCTATTACGCTACAGTTGTGTCCAATCCTGAGATTGCACTTGTAGACGTAGTAGGACATGCGATGATAGTTTTCCAAACACTTCGGAAGTAGTGTCCTGATGGAGCACCTTCGTGAAGGTCTTGGTGTTCAATCACATATAATTTGTGTGTTAAACTTGAATCTGTCAATGTACTTCTTCCTGTGTCAGGACGTAACATTCCAGATAGTCTGTACCAGTGGTCTTTTCCATAGCCAGTAGCTTCTTGCTCCAGTCCAAGAACGTAAGCTCCTGTACCTTCTGCAGCAACTGCAGCTCTGTTTTCAACCTCTGTGAAGTTACAATCCCATCCGCAATCTCCGTACATATCGAAGGTTACAACGTCAACATCCAATACATTTGTAGGCATTGAACAGTACTGCGCGATTGCAGGAATGTTCGCAATTACAGATACATTAGGACATCCGTTAGTAGTTGCAGTTGGTGTAGCAGCGTCATCTTCTCCAGATGCATCTAAAGTAGCTGCAGAAACATAAGTTCCAGCAATAGCAATATCGTAGTCACCAGCACCGTTACGAGTAACAGTTACAGTACCTCCTAGATTAGCTGCATCAAGAAATGCTTGCAGCTCGTCTTCTAATTCTGTTGCATCACCAGCAGCATCACCAGTATAATCACCTGAAGTGAATACAAAAGTTTCGCCACCAAATGTGAAGTTAGAATCAGCAGCAGAAGTTGCATAAGCACTAATGTCTACACTAGACCATGCTAAGTCATACTGAGTGTTCTTAGTTGCAGTCAAGAATGCATCCTTGTCATCATTGATTGCAGTAACAATCAGGTCAGCAAGTGCGTCGCAATCTCCACCACCACAAGTGTCACAGCTGTCATCACAGCAATCAGTAGTTACGTTGAAAGATTTGTACAATGGGTTCCATCCCATTGCTTGTGCAATTTGAGGAGAGTTGATATTTACTTTAATACAATACTCTGTCTCACAGTCTGTTGAAGTCCAAGTGAAGGACTTTTGTTGAGTAACAGCAGTAACAGCTGCTTGCTGTGTCATCTTCAGAGGTTGTGTTGTGTCGATGATAAGAGACTTTACAAAGCTCTCAGCCACCGCAGCAGTGTCAGTGATTTCACCATTAGCGTCAGTACCCAATGCGAAGAAATATTTTCCAGGCGTAAGGCTACTTAACCCTGTTGCTGGGTTTTGAGAAGTAAGAGTGTCTACATCATACAGTCCAATTTGACCTTGAAGTAAAACAATAGCACCAGTTGTAGGAGCGTACAGAGGAGACCCTGCAGCTTCTACAGCAGTATTAGCTAGTCCTGATAGTACTCTAAATACTCTAGTTTCCATATTAGTTTAAATTTAAAAGTTATTTGTTAATTTGTGTTTTAATATTTGCCATTTGTAGTCTTGGGTCACCCAAGTCAATAGTTGCTATCCTGATAGCTTCATCTACAATTTCACGGCAAAAGAAAGTAGATTGTATCTCGCAGTCTTGTTGTACTGCTGGAGTGCCATCTGGATGATTATAGCCTATGATTGTACCTGCTGAATTTTTAACCGCATTAGGGTTAGCCATTCTAACTGGTCTTTTCAAGTAGTCTATCTTTAATTCATCAATTGTGAAAGTTCCGTCTGAGTAGACATACACCTTGTCACCTGCAAATAAGATTGGAACTTCTCTCCACTCAAAAGAGGGTGAGTAAAACTCACTGACTAAAGCTTCACTAAGGTCATCAGTCTGTACAATTCGACAGATGAGTTCCTCTGTGTTACATCCTGTCTTAGTAGCATTTACTACTGAGCGCATGTGGTAGAGGTACTTTAGTCTATTATCAACTGTACCTAGTGTGCTTAAGTCAAAGATATACGCGTTCCCCTGTACTGTTGGTGTCGCAAGAGGTTGTGCTGCATCTTCTTCATGCTTAACTAGAAGTGGACGTAAGTCATCAATAAGTTTTTGTGAAGCCTCGAACCCTTTTACTTTACTTTTAATCAGAAGTTCTTGAGCCTCATTAAGGTATAAATCAATTTCTTCTGGTCTAAAGTTTCTGTATTTCTCCGAGTCTACCTTATTGTACTTCCGCTTGAAGTCAATATGCATTTCCTCTATTGTCATTAATTACCGAGTTTAGCGTGTTCTAATCTTTCTTTATAGGTCAAATAAGCGTCCTGCTTACTAGGTGAAAGGAAATAAGTGGTTAGAGCCTCTAAGTTTCCTTTATCTTCATCAGAGTCGAAGTAGTGGCCACCACGGATTCTCAAGATTCCGTACTGTACCAAATCAAAGATAAATGCTCTGATGGTTAATTTCTCTTTAGAGAATTCTGATTTAGAGAGGAAGTCGTCAACATTGTCTTCTAGAATAGTTGAGAGTTCAGCTTTAACATCAACATCTGACATCTCGTTTCCACCTTTTCCAATCATCTTAAGGAATTGTCTCTTTTCAGATGGTGACATCTCAGAGAAGATTGCATATGCTCTTTCTTTCTTCTCTGCTTTGTTAAGCTTTTTCTCTTGTTCTAGGACTTCATCTACAATGTAAAAATCAGTTTCTGGTGATACCTCAGCAAGTGAGTTAGCCACGAGAGGGTGATTTTGTAAAATGAGAATTTTTAGCCTGTCCTTTGGATGAGATTTACTGAATGTAGTAGGACCATCCTCAAGTTTAATATTGACCTCTTCTGACCAATAATCATTAGAGAGCGTTGGGGCTAATGTACCAGGAGCTAGTCCCAGTTCTTTTTCAAACTCCTCTTGAAGTTCCTTATTCCCTTCTAAACCTGTTTGGAGACCATTCTGTCCAGAGTACGCTTGTACTGTGGTGTTCGCCTCCATTACTTTGTTCTTGTTGAACTGTGATGTGTTAACCCATGGCTTTCTTCTAACCACAGGCATAACAATGATTTGATTGTTATCCATAATATATCTTCGTTTTTGTTTTAGTTAAGAAAGAAAGTGGAGTGGGAGGATTCCCACCCCAATCTCTTAATATTCATTAGGCAGATACAGACAATCTCAACTGTCCACATCTAGATACGTCTACGATTTGTACACCTGCTTCTTCATACTCAATCATAGTGTACGCGTCCTCAGAGTTACTCATCATAGCTCCATTAGAAGGACCGTAAGGTGTAGTCAGACCAGAAACATATCCTGATTTCTTAGTTCCTTGCAGAAGGAATAAGTTACCATTTCCTGTTTTATCGCTAAGGTCAAAGAAAGTGAATTTCTGAGACTCAGCTGGTTTACCTGTTACAGGGTCAATCAACCACTGCTTAGATGTGTCATCATAGCATGGGTTGTAAGCGATATCAAAGATGATTCCATTAGGACCACGATATCTTACAAACTGACGACCAAATTCTTTAGCATTCACATTGAACTCAGAACCAGCAGCATCACCGATGATACTAGTATCCATAGTTAAGAATTTGTTGGCATCGTCAGCAAGAGCTCTGTGAAGAGCCAATGCACCGTACTCACCAGTGTAACCAATTACGTGACGGCTATTGAATCCTACACGGTTGTAGAAGATATCCATCAAGTATTCTTGGATAAGCTTAGTAGTAAGCTTGTTGTAGTAGTGAAGGTGTCCACTTTCCATCAGCTGCTCAATACCAGCACCAGTTCTCACTGGACGGCCAGTAGTGTCAGGAGTGTTGTTAGACTCTCTTCCGTACCACAGAAGCATTTCTTTTTCTCTTGCGAACTGAGCTTTGAACTCAGCATCAGCGTAGTTAATCCATTTTGAATCGTGAATCTTTCCAGTTTCATCCATCAATGCAATTTCCAATACTCCCTTCATATGAGCATCCCCAGTAATCTTATATTCTTTCTTGATTAAAGATGTTTGAGTTTGCAGAGAGAAAGGCATTGCGAAATGTACACTACCTGCGCTGTCAGAACCTTCTCCGTAAGTAGAGAATAGTTTTGCGAAGCGTTGACCAGGAGCTACATATGAACTTGGCAGATAAAGGCTTTGGTCGTCTTCAAGGAATTGTACACCATAGATGTATCCATTACCATCTTTGTAAGGTGCTACTTGAACACGAAGTAAGTACTTCTTGTTTGCAGGAGCAATTACGTCCCCTACTTTCCACCAGTTAGTATCAAACTTCAGATTGAAGATTGACTGACCTTTTCCTTTATAAACGTCAGTAGGACTCACGTCCTCAACGATTACAAGAGGGCGGTCAGATGCACCCATAAGTTCCCACTCGATGACATCTTGTGTCATTTTCTTAACATTCTTAGGAGAAGCAGCCCCATACGCTTGCATAGGGTTATACATATTCTTCTTAGAAATGAACTGTCTTTCGAGTCTTCGGGACAATTTCTCAGTAGTAACCAACCCAGCATTAGCCAAGTGATTCATTTCTGTATCATTAGCGTGCCATGGACGGAACCTGAATTTAGTCGTTAGATTTGCAGTTGCCATTCTTGTTTGTTAATTTATTAATTTAATGTTTCCCAATCAAGGTCATCGAATGAATGTGAACCTCCTCTTGGTTTTTTACTCTTTCCACCAGACCCTGACAGTTTAGTACTAGTGCTGTTACTACGGTGTCTCTTACCTAAGTCAGCCAACTTTCTATTACGGTCTGTTATTGCTTTCTTTTGAATTGGGTCAGACCCATACTTCATAATTAAAGCGTCAAAAATGAGGTCTTCTGTTTTAGCTGCCTCATCTTGATTTCTTTTAATCTTATCAGCCATATATTGAGAAATCTTAACTGTCTGACCATTCTGTTCAAATGGTACTGTTTTCTTAAACATGTAGTCAAGAATCTCTTGCTTTTGCTGTTTAGTTTTTAGAGGGAAGTTTCTTACAGCCTCTTGTTTCTGTACGAAGTCTTCAAGGTTTTGTGTGAACTGTTCCTCTTGTTTACGTCTTGCTTCGAGTGCTCTAGCCTCTTGCTCAATCAACGCTTGTTTATCAGCTTCTTTCTTTTGAGTGAAGAACTCTTGTGCATCTTTAGCATCAATTTCCAATTCTTCTAAATCCTCAGATGTTTCAATCAACTTAGTGATTTTAGCTTCAGAGAAACCCTTAGCTTTATAAAACTCAGAAAGCACTCGCTTAGCATTCTCTTTATCAGAGATGTCGAGTGTTGAGAAATCTGATTGTGCGTTGACCGCTATATACCTGCTAGGGTCACCACCTGCCTCTAAGTATTCAATGTACTTACGAGAATCCTCTCCAAGTGAATCTTTGTAAGCCTGAACTTCTGAATCAATCTTACTCTGCACTGCATTCCAGATATCATCTCCTGATTCAAACTTAGTGTCTTCTGACACTGTTAAAATTCCCTTTTCTCCTAGAGTATTTCCAATGTAAGAGAAGATATCATCTTCCTCATCATCTTCTGTTTCCTCTGGCTCATCTACTACCTCTGGAGTTTCTTCTAACTCATCTTCAAATGTAGTATCTGGAGCTGGTGTTGGGTCTACCTCAGGTTCCTCTGTTGTATCTTTAGGAGCTGGAGTAGGTGTTGGAGGAGTCGTAGGTACGCCAAATCCATCTGGCATAAATGTGCTAGACTCATCGTCTAATAGCTCCCAAGGAGAGCCTGCATCGTCCAAAACGTCACTAAAAGTAATTTTACCTTCGTTGTTTTCCATAATTATAAGTTTTATTATTTATATTTACAAATTTTTTTTGTTTAAAGTTTTTGGATGTATAGCTATTTCGAAGTTGGCTTAGGTTTTGACCTAGCTATCTTTTCCTTAGACTTAATCTCTTCTTCTTTAACTCTAAGTTTCTCTAACTCAATATCCATCTTCTGTTGCATCTCTGTAGCTTTAAGGGCTAATTCTTCTCTCTTCATATTAGCTTCTTCCTCAAACTTAGCAATCTCAAGTGGGTCAGGAATATTGTTTCCATCAGAGTCCAGGTCTTCTTGGAACTTAAATGCTCCAATCTTAGCCACTTCAACTCTAGTAGCATTATCCATATCAATCTTATACTTCTCAAGTTCAAGCTTCATCATCTCTAACTGTTGCTTGGCTTCCTCAATCATCTTAGTCTGCTCAAGTTCCTGTTGTCCTTGTTGTGCTTGAATTTGCTGCATTCTTTCTTCACCTTCCTTAAGTGTTTCAATAAGCTCTCCAGGAGATGCGTTAGCTCTAATCATAGTAGCAATGGTAGAGAGTGTTGCAGATTGTGTTTGTACTGCAGCATGAGCAATTTGCTTAAGCTCCTCATACATACGCATATCATCAGATGAGTCTGAGATAAACACTGAGAAGTGGCAGAATGGAAGTTTATCTACGTCCATCTCTACTACTTTTCTAGAAAGGTCTGAGAGTGTATAAGCCAAGTGAGTCTTTGGATACTTATGATAACAGTTCTTAGCCATATTAAGTAACAGTTCCAAAGCAGCTTTCTTACCCAACTCGTGAGTAGCAAACCAAGGTTCTGTTGCATAATTAGACTGTAGAATCTGTTGTTGTGTAGTACCTACAAGCTCTCTACCTCCTTGTTGTCCCAATCTGGCATCATTCATACCAATCACTTTGGAACATTGTCTCTCAATATATTCTAGTAACTGTACCTTCTTATCAATAGACTGGGCTGCAGTCATATCAATATTCTTCCATGAGTTAAGGTCAGCACCTTGATTACCTTCTTCATTAGGGTTTACCCAAATGATATCATCAACCTCAAGATAGTGTTGCCACTTATCTAAGTCAATTCCCATTGATACAGGAATCTGATTAATGTTAGCAACCAATTTTCTCCCCTTATCAGAACTTAAATCCCTTTGTACCATTCTATGTACAATGTCATAGAAGTACTGGAAAGGCTTCATTAAGTCTACTGGACCAGTAATTTTAGAGTTCAGGTTATTATGTAATACACCAGTATAAGGTAGTGGACAGTAATAAGGGTCATCTGGGTCTTTAGGAGTATCTTCAAGTACTCCATCCTTAATCCAAATATCATTATCAATACGAGTTATCTCTCTAATTTCTGGCCACCATTCCCACTCAATATGAATATCACCCCTGTCTTTATTGAGAGTATATCCTTCAGGAACTTGCATAGTTTGTTCCATACCCTCTTCATCAATGAATGTAAGGAAACCAACTTTGTACCAACTTCTCCAGACATAATGTACTACTTCTAATTTATTGTCAGATACATACTCATCGTGGTTATCATTCAAATCCCAATCAGAGATGTCAGATTCAAACTCCCACTTATCATCTACCTGTGTTCTTGCTGCACTACCCTTACGACCTCTCTCATATAACATGTTAATCTCCTGTTTAGTCAGGTGGTCACCATATAGAGTTACTACTCTTGAAGGAGACATAAAGTCAACTGTTCTTGCCCATTCAGCATCATGAATGAAAATAAGGTCTGGGTCTAGGTCACAGTCAAACCTGAGAGGATTGATTACTCTCAAAATTGGATTCTTATTTTCAATACCTACATAATAAATCTCACGTCCTGAAATAAGACCATGCATCCACGCAGTCCTTTCCAGTTGTTTAATATGCAGTTTGCGGTCCAGATATCCTAAGATTTCTTTTCCTAATGTTTCATATGAGTCTCTGAAATCAGTCCTCATATACTTTTCAATTTCTTCTGGTGACATGATTTGCTGCTCAAGTTCCGCGAGCTGCTCTTCAGTCATATTTGGATTCTGCTCCATCTGTTCTTGCAGACGAGCTTTCTTAATCTCAGAGATTACAAATTGAGATACTAATTCAGCTTTCTTCTTAGAGAACTCAGAAATGGCTTCAGCATTAACTGCAGTCACTCTATTGTTACGAGGTCTCTTTAGAAGTTCCCCTTCCAAATATTTGATGTTATTGGTTAGGATTGGGAAACTTTGCATCTCTTCTGGCAGGTGAGCCTTTGGAGCAATACCATAAGGTTTTGTCACATATTCAAAGTCTGCCTGATTAAGGATACCATTTACTAAGTCATAGTTAACAGAATCCTTATCATACAAATAATCAAAGCTGGAGGTAGAGTCAATCTCCTGGGCTCTGGCAACGTGCCACCCTTTTGTCTTTAGTCCCTTTGAGACTCTCTCCCTGTACATCTTTGGTGTTTCTTTATTTTCTTGCATGTCTTTCTAATAATTGCTTGGCGATTGGATTGGTTTCAGTCTTTGCAACTTCCACCTCTTTGTATTCTTCTACGACCAACATTAGTTGGAAGAATGCCATCACACGGTCAAAGTTCCCATCCCTGTTGTATGCCTTCAGCTCCTGAATCAATCCTAAGGATGGAATTAAATCCATGTTGTATACCTTCTCTCCGTCTTCATTGTGTCCTCTTTCAGTCCACATCCAATTAAGAGCCCATTTCTCACAAGCAGCTTTCATCTTATCATTCATAGGTGAACCGTATGGTCTTGTCACCTTAGAGTTTCTAATAACCCTGCCTATAGCCGAATCTGGTTGATGCTCCAACAAGTGAAGCTTACCCTTCCTCTTAAAGTAAGAGATTACATCCTTTCCAATTTCATTCTCATGCATTATCTTGGCATTACCATAATACAGAGAAAGCTTAAGGGCAATCTCATTTATCTGGTCAGTATCTTCATACCTACCTGTATATTCTGCTACAATCTCATCGTATCCATACTCAAATTTCTGGAGACTCTTATACACATATATAGAGGCTAACGATTTAAATACTGACTTCCCGTTCACAATATCAAATTTAACGGGGTCATATCCTATCTTGTAAAGACTAGAAGGATATTGTTCCTCTGGTGGTGATTGGTATATTACCACTGCACCCTCAGCCTTTACACTCTGTTTGAATGGATAGTAGTAGTTTGGAGTCAGGTCTGGACGAGGTTTAAATACCACAGGTCTTGTGTCTTCTCTACCCCACTCTAGTATACCTGGAGTTCCAATCTTCTTATATCTATCATTCTTTCTTAGACGTAATTCTATAGCTTTCAATTCAGCTACTGGGAATACGTTACCTTCAGGTGTTAAGAATGCTTCTGAAGGAGTCTTACACTTTTGAGTGATAAGTACGTCATAATCTGTTTTAGAGGAACCAAGGGCATTTACCCTCTCCTCATCAAGGTCAAGTTCTGCAACCCACCTATTAGCATTACCATTGTCATCTACTGACCAATGTATCTCACCCTTTTCATCTACATAGGAGCATCCTGGTCTATACCACATCTCATCTACGAAGTATCCACACTTGGTCTGCATCTCATGCAACTCATAGATATTGTCATATCTCTCCAAGTTGAATGGTTGTGGGTCTAAGAACATTTCAGAGAAGTCTTGAGTTGCACCTTCCATATCTCCACCTGTACCAAACACAATAGGAATTCCAACCCAATATTTACCATCTCGCATTGTAGGTTCCGCGAATCTAAATGCTTTCTTGAGATGATGGATAAGTCCCGCCTCTTCAAAGATTAGTCTAGTACATGACAGACCTGCTGCCTTGTCTGGTTTATCCTTAAGAGTTAAAATGAAGACTTCAGACTTATAACCCTCCTCAACATCTTGTCCATTCTTTGTCTCAATCCATCCTGACCTAATGAATGTCTGTGTATCCTTAAGTGTTGGATGTCTGAACTCAGTATATTTATTCAAATGGTTCAGCATCGTCTTGAACATTGAGAAAGTGTTAAGTGCTTTCTCTTCTAGTTCAGATGCTATAACAACCCTAGACTTTTCAAAAAACGTGTAAATCCAAGCAGCACCAGCTGCGTTTTTGAACGACCAACCCTTTCTACGGGCTTTTGCCATGATGATTCCTCTTTTGTCCATGTGCGAGCGTCCATACTTGACTGGGTTTTCTGCACGTTCCAAAGTAAGGAACCAGTAGTAATCCATAGACAAGAAGTCGGGAAACTCCTCAGTCTTTGTGATTGTTCCATCCTTTCTCTCTGTTCTCTTTTCAATTCTTCCATAATTTAAATAGAAATAGTGTTCTCCTGTAATCCTGACCCCGCCGACGGTATATCCGTTGATGCATCTGTCAAGTTCCTTTTCCCAGAATCTTCTGTATTGTGTAGTCCCTGGAATAGCTGTTGTGTAGCATGGGTTTCCATTTCTTTCATTTTCCTCGAAGGCATTTGCTGCAGGACGGAATACCGAACTGTCAGTAAAGAAAAGATAATCAAATCCCAGGTTACGCACAGGATTATAGAGGGAGAGTTCAGAAACTTGGTTGTGAACTTCTTCTGGTATTCTGCTTTTTTCATCTTCAATTTTATACGCTACGGTAGGGTCGTACATATTATAGTATTTGTGATGGAACTACATTCCTTCTTATCTTCTTGGTTGTAGCTTGTTCCCGTTCAACTTCTTTTCGTAATTCTCTAAGTGAGATAACAATCTTACCTAGTTTATCAATGTTAGCTGTTACATCTTTAGCTGAATGAACTGGTCTTCCCTGCATATCTCTTTCAGTAAAATCAACTGTATAGAAATACTGAGTCAGTTTATTCATTGCATGCTCAGCCCCATTAAGTAATCTCATTGCTGGAGTCTCCTGTAGTTGCATATACTTCTCAATAGCTGCATCTACCATAGCTTGCTCCTGCTCATTCAAGGGAAGTTTTAAGTAGTCTTCTTCTACTTGTTTCTTCCTTGTCTCCGTTTCTAACTTAGCATACACAGATTTATAATCTGACATATGATAAATATACGGAAGCAGTTGAGAGGCTCTGAGTTTTTCTGGGGTCTCATCAGCCTCCCACACTTCCTTTAGTTCTGGTATATGTATACCTTCAATTGTTATCTTCGGTTCGTTATCTACTAAGTCAAATATCATCTAAGTAATAAATATCCTGTAGTTGCTACGCCTACTCCGAGGCCAACAGCAATTCTTCTAGTTCTTCGTAATTTCATCTCTAATGTAACCTTGTCTGTGAACAAAGCTGCATTCTCAATCTCTAATCTAAGATTATCTTTAATACACGCTTGCTTATCCGCCTCAATAGCCTGAATGCGTAGAAAGCAATCAATACAAGGCAGGAGCATACTATCAGCAACAGTAGGAACGTGTATAGTAGTATCAGGTATGTGGCTGATATATGCATCAGTCAAGGTATCTTGACCTGTATTCCTCTGTGAGTTCATTGAATAACTCACGCTGCTTATCAACAGGAAGCTTACTAATGCTATCCATTTTTTGAACAATTTTCCTTTCGTTTTCATCATATGTCTTTGGTACAATTATCTGTGGTGGAACCACAGGTCTCTTTGCTGTCAATACTACTGCATATCCTAAGAATATCAGAAACACTGATACAGCTACTCTTAATATCGCCTTACTAATTGGCGTTACCATTTTATCAATCTCTTCCATTTAATTGTCTTACTGAATGTACAATCATTCCAAGTATAGCTCCTAATGCAACCATTCCTGCCAATGTCCATGATACTACATCTCCATAAATCTCATAAAGTCTATCTACAAAGAATAGTGTACTCAAGAAAAAGATAGCATATCTAGGAATCCTTGGAATATAAAATTTAGTGTCCCACCAAGATACAGTACCTCTGTACCATCTTGGCTTACCAGTCAGGGTATTATATATCTGGTCAAAGAATAGTAATCTCGTTGACAGTGAAGTAATAGCTCCCATTATACCTGTAAGAATGTTAGTATGGTCTTTTACTACTACCCCTAATAGTAACGCCATTATCAAATAAATGGATGCTCCAAGTACATGATTAACTGATTCTCCCCTATCTCTGGTGGCTTTGTCCAATCTAGCCTCTACATAAATGTGAAGTAGACTACTTAATAATACTCCTAAAAACAAATATACTCCTATCATATCATTCTAAATGAAATAAATCTCCAAGTATCAATTCGCATCTTAGAGCTCTTTACACAGTCTCCCTGATTACCACCAATACCAATAATACTCTTTCCATCAGGAGCAATAGCCTCTACAGCAGTTACATGCCCAGACGGGTCTTTGGAACTCTCGCCTCTATGGAATACAGCAATTACTCTACCTATATTCTTCCTAGCTTCTTCAAGTGAGACTTCTCGTCCCCATCTTAAGAAGCTCTTAGCCATAGCGGATTGAGTTCCCCTTACACCTGCAATCATACAACAGATATTCATCATCACGGCACACCAAGGAATTTCATCCTTATTGTACCAATCAAAGCCAGCCATCTTAGCTAACTTAATCAATTTCTTATTATGTCCAGCACCTTTAATCTCACACATTCCTCTATACTTCTGCATAGCTGCGAGTAGGTTACCTTGTGGGACTCCCTCTGCCATCTCAGCAGTTTCTTTCTCCAATTTAACCTGTGCTTTCTCTGCCTCTGGTTCATCTACCTCAACACCATTGGACACGTCCTCATAATAAGAGGACATCATGGATGCGTATCCTCTTCTCCAGTTGAGAGCATCCTTTACGGATTCAATGGCATTTCGTGATACCTCAAACTTAGATACTCCGAAAAGAACCATACATATTTGTGCGATAATACTAAAGAACTCAACCTTTGAATCCTTTGGCAAGGAGAGGAATCCGTGAGAGTCTCCTATTGCCACAAATACTATAATACCTAAAAAGAAATACCCGAAGATATTTCTATCAAGACGAGAGGAACTTTCTACTCCACTCAATTTAATTCTTGGTAACAATACCAAGGAACCTGCTATAATTGTGAGGTCTGCAAAGATACTCATATTTACATCCACCCCAAAGATATAGGCTACGGTTAAATACAGAAGGGTCACACAAGCTAATACTGCATGACCCGTCCGTTTATAAAACTCTATATCTAATAACTTATTCAGCACTTGCTAATTCTACTTTCTCAATCCAGTCTACGCCGTTTGTAGCATCTACAATAACCTCGGCGTTGTCTACATAAGGACTCTTGTCTAAGATAATTCCCATGTCACTTTTATCAAAAATAGCTTGGGTATAAAAGTTAGGTTGGAAATGTACAACATCCCCTAACGCATAAACTCCATCCTCAACACCATCTCCAATAGCAATGATTTCTCCCCTGTTTTGAAACTTTGGCAAGTCGTGTGTCACATGTACATCTTCCTTCAACTTTTGATAACTGTCAGGTAAAATAAGTCCTGAATCTGTTTGCTTAGGATATTCATACCTACGCACAATCAACTTGTCTCCTCTTAACCTACTGATAGGTAAATCTTCACTAATACTCATATTTCTATATTGTTTTCGTTTTTATACTTCTCCCAGGTTTCAGCATCCATCATATCTGGGAATCTCTCTCCATCATTACAGCTTTTATTCACATACCATTTTCCAGGTACAGAACATCCGCATACTTTACATTCTCCAGCTTCTGCACAGTCAGTACACAAAGTTGCTCTCCAAGCTACTTGCTCCTGCACATGCTTATCCACCATTCCAAACCTATCTCCTAATAGTCTGGCATTGCCCTGGATGAATGCTTTTACGTTCTTTAATGTAATGTCTGATAACTTCATCAGCTAATAGTCATTGCATAGTTAAACTTAGTAATGTCTCGAATCATCTTCACAATTACAGCTTCCAACTCTGGAGTGAAATCTGTTTGTGGATTCTTTAAGTGATTGATAAGAAACTCTTCCAGCTTCTCTAATATCCAATCGACATACTCTTGAGAATACGGCTGATAACTCAAATCCTCGAACCCTATTCCTTCTTCCTTCAGCCCGAATCTACCAATAGATAGAATTACGAAGTCTTCGAGATGGGAGTGTAGACTGTTATAGAATTCATCAATCGCATCAATCTCTGCTGCATTATCAGTATTCCACTCCCATGCGTGCGCCCTTACTTCGAGTTGTTTCAGTGCTGTTACTAAATCTTCAATTGTGTTTATCATTGTTTTTTAAAACCTACTTTAGTGGATTCTCCTTCTAACATCTTCTTAATACTATTATAAGAACCCTTAATTACATATACCTCCTTGGTAAGGTCATCATATACAGTTGTTCGATCTCTATATAAAGACCCATCTCTTTTAAAGCATTGTCTTGGATAAAGTGCATAAGGTTCAGTCATCCTCTTGATTACCTTATCCTTTTTGACCATCACTTCCTGTGTCTCCGTAACTGTTACCAACTCACCTTCTTCATTTTCAACTTCTATTTCTACCTCAACATCATCATAAAAATCAACTAGCATCTTGACCTCTATCATATTCTTCTATAACTTTTACCTTGCCGAGCCTTCCATAAGCTTCTAATTCTTTCCTTGTTATACTCTTCATCTCCCTCACCATTTCTGATACGTTTGATGTAAGCTTGTATCACCTTATCAATCCTGTTCTTTTTGACATAGAACTTACCAAAGTTCTGCAGATGAATCGTCTTCATCTCAGGATTCTTCATCTCCTCCAAAATCATTTGAAAGAGGGAGTGATAGAAGTAGGTTGCTTTCTTATCACTCCATTCCAGGTTTTCGGCTAGTTTATTTAAATCTATCATGCAATCTCGTACTCATATACTAACGTAAACTTTCCTTGATTCCTAATTCTTTCTTTTGGAAGGTCATAGTTAGGATTGATTATCTTCTTTCCATCCTTTTTAACTATATATCCCTTCTTATACAGTTGACTTATGTAGTTTTCAAGTCCAGTATAATTCTTAAACTTGAAGACATTTTCTCTGATATGTTTCTTAACAGAGGTAGAGAACCTATCAAGTTCTACCAGTTCACCCTCAAGAGCCCAAAATTCAGTCAAGACTTCAAGCTCCATCTTAGTCAATCTCCTATTAGAAGGTAGACTATTGGATACATGACTCAAGAACTCCTTGTAAAAATTCTTTAAGCTAACCTCTTGTTTATTCCTCAGTATCATATTCCTCTCCAATCTTCTCTACTCTCAGATTTCCCATCCCACCAATGTTAGCCATTTTATCTACAATAGCCATCCATTCGTCTGGGGTCAGCTCTGAGGCTTCTGTAATATGCACCTCATAATAAGCTGTATGCATTCTTGTGGGATTAGGTCTTCGAGTAAAATACCCTTGGTCCGTAATTTCCGCAGGTATTCTAAGTTTATATCTTTGTTTTCCCATTTGTTTTCTTTAGTTGCGGAGGTGGGAGTCGCACCCACGGAGGCTGGCTTATGAGACCAGCTGGAATACTCATTCTCCCCGCATTATCCATTTGAATCTAAAAGAGCGTCGCAGTTTTTACAAAATGTACCAAAGTCTCTCTTGTGATAATCAATACACTCTGTGTAGGTGTCATACTCTTCGTGATTACAGTTCCTTCTTTTCTTCTCCCTTCTATCAGCTTCTTCTCGTTCCCACTGTATTTGGGCTAGGATTTGTTCCCCAATTGTTCTGAACCTTTTCTGATTCTCTTTTGAAATCATAGTACAAATATAAGATAAAATATAATACCATGCAAGTATTTTTTATAAGTTTTTCTCTTATAACGTAAAAAAGACCCTCGTGGGGTCTTCTTTTGTTATAAGCACCAAATACAAAATATCTCATTATTAATGTTTAACAATGATTTTAACTTTCCCATTCCTTCTTATAATTCTATAATCAGTAGCCGTACTAAGTTCTTTTCCAATTATATCGTAAACAAGTGACTGTTCTACAGGATATTCAAACTCACTTCCATTGACTACAGTTAATCCATAGTTAGTTGTAGTATTATCAAAATCCACTTGAGTAAGAGAATAGTAATAGGTAACATCTTTGTGCGCTTCTCTATCAAGATAACTATAAGTTAAGACTTGATTGCTGAATGGATTTGCAGAAGGTATCACATTGATTATTTTCCATTCTGTATAGTCAGTAGACCTCTCAAGTAGGAAGTGAGAATTATTAAATTCAGAAGCGGTGGCCCATTCTATTAAAACAGCCGTTCCAATTCTTTCCGCAGTAAATCTAATTAATTCAACAGGTAAGGGTATATTTTGACCGCTACAGCTCCCTATTCGAGTACCATTCTTATCATCAAATTTAAGATTTGAGAAAATATCAGTATCACAATCAAGAGAAGGGTTGCTTATAAATAAACATCCACCAACAACACTGTCGACACTCTCTATAAACCAAGTTCCTGTGCCAATAACTTTGAATTGTACCTGGTCAACAGTGTCTAGATAAGCATTGCTATCATAACACAATACAATAATACTATCTGTACAATACGTACTATCTGGACATCCTACTAAATTAGTAGCTCCAGCTGAAAATACTCCACTTATTAGAAGTAATAGTGCAAGACTAAATTGAAAATACCAATACTTGCAGTTCTCATTTACTTTACTGTACCAATGATATAGAATTTTGTTTACTGAGAGTTTCATAGTCCTTTTAAATATTCAAAAAAGCCCCCTGGGTTAGAGGGGGCTCCTAATAGAGAGACTATTTCTAGTCATCAGTGGTAGAGGTATCCTCTAACTCCTCTATTGAAGGCCCGCCTGTGTCCACCTTGAGTAGTTGTTCAATATGTTGATTATCACACGTTACAACCCAATCAAGTTGGTCCCAATTACCATTCCCGCCTATAAAGGGGATATAGTTTGGACTGGACACAATGGTATCACTCGCTCTACTAACAATAGTAAAGTCGCGATAGTTATTGAGTTCAATAAATGCAGTCAACTCCTCAAAGCTGAGTGCATCTAAAACCTCGATAGTTTTTTCCACTGTGTTAATTCTTAAGTTCATTATCGTTTTGGTTTGGAGCCACATCCGCAACCCCCGCCTAAATTTTTCATTGTCCTATTAATATAGTGTTGAGCCTTGTTTTAATATCCAAGAGCATAATTACATATTCGTTTGTCTTAGTATCCATTCTGTACGAAGCCAGTATCCCCTCCTCCGCCAAAGGACTTTTTAAATCCTTCATCAGTTTCCTAACATACTCTGCTTTAGATTCGTTGACAACATATTCAAATATCTCAACAACCCTACTGTAATTCTCTTTAGACATACTCTACCCTATAGAAATCTCTCTTTCCTGTCTTTTTCAGCTTTTACCTTCGCTAGTAGGCAGTGCGTTATAACCTGGGACTAATAAACACCTGTTAATTCAGGAGACCTTTACCTATGTCTAATCTAGTCTCGCACCTACTGCTCGTTATCAAGCCTTTTGTTAGTATCGGAGAAAACCTCAGCTTTATTTAAGCTTACTAATCCGACGTCTAAGCCCCTAACTACCTTCTGGCCCTCGGAGCTGAAATGCTGGTATTGCATCTAACAATATACAAATATAAGTTATTCTTGTGATATATGCAAGAATAAGTTGAAAAAAATTATGCGTAGTGTGTCAAAACCTCTCTCACAATATCATTTCTATAGTTACCCTTCAGATGAGCCACATAAAGTTTATCTATCTTATGCTCCACATCAATCAACCTCTGCAAGCCAGAACGACTCTTCTGCTTTAGGTCTATCTGTGCGGGGTCTCCTGTAATCAATACCTTAGCGTTTGGCCCTATCCTAGTAAGGAATCTCACCATCTGCTCCTTAGTTGCATTCTGTGCTTCATCCATAATAGCCACTTCATCATCAAATGTAACTCCCGCAACAAACTGCAGAGGTCTAAAGATAATATCACCTTGATGAATCATCTCATCTATCTTCTGCTTGTCATACATCTTATACATATTATCTATAAGAGGTAGACACCATTGAAAGTATTTCTCCTCAAGAGTCCCTGGAAGGTGACCCAAATCCTCTGTAGCAACTGTAGGTCTACAAAAGGAGATTCTATTAATCTGCCTTTTAAAGAACATATCCAATGCTACTTGACAAGCAAGGAAGCTTTTGGAACTCCCTGCAACTCCAGTTAGAACTGAAATAGTGTTAGCCAAGATATTAGCCTTAGCTTCTTTTTGCTCTTCTGTTAACTGTAACTTAAATGTTATCTCTCCTTTTGGCACTCTCTTCTCAGTGTTTTTTCTTTTTTCCATACATATCTGTTAAATACAGTATAATCTTTGGAATTGATATATAGAATATTGCTGTCAATAACACTCTAACAAATACAAACAAAACTGATAATGCTATAGTGAGACCTAATATCTGCCCAATGACTAGTATCAACACTAAACCCAGCAGACTCAATCTCAATATAGCATACCACATTAGTTCTTATTCTTAAATGCCATCTCTATCAATTTTCTAAAATCCTTAGCTTGCATAACTACATGGTGTTCACTCTCCTTCCTTCCCCTCTTGTGAATCACAATAGAAGGGAATACATGTCTAGGGTCTGCTGGCATGTAATTCTCTTTAAGCTTCGCATCAATATCCTCAAACAGTTTAGTGTAATTAATTCCCTTTACATAACCATTCTTCAATTGAATGTTAAATGGAATTCCATCTAAGTCTACTCCGCAATCATCGAGTAATCTGGATGCTTGCCTTGAGGTCTTACAAAACTTAAAACCTAACTCTTCTCTAAATACCCTCGCCCACCAACGCTCGAATCTATGTCCTTTATCTCTATTTCTATTTGCCACCTTCTAACTTTTTTCATCTACAAACCAAACATAATCTCCTACAGTAGTAATATGACTCTCTCTATAATGCTTTGCCAGCTTATCTGAAATCTCCTTATCCTCTAATCCAGGACAAAAATACCTCATATGAGCCTTAACTTCATCAAGAGTGCTATCTTGAGTAATATTTAAGTTAGGTGCTCCTCCTTCCTTAAACATATTCCACTCTTCCATAGTGTTCTTAAAGTTCTCTATTTCCTGTTGAGTCTTTTTAATTTCTGAATCCATCATTTGACTCATTTTCTCAAATAGAAAAGGGTAATCTTCTTTCACCTTTTCCTGTTGCAAATACTCTTGAAACTTACTATACTCCTCCAGAGTCATCCTAACCAACTTAGCATCTATAGTTTCTCCCATCACTTTCATCACATATAATCTTTAATCAATCTTTCTTCGTAATCTTCCAGGGCTTTCTTAAGTTCTTCTCCTCTGAGCCCCTCCATCCTCAACTGTTGCTCCTTACTTTGCAACATCTCTGAGAATATATCTATATAAAACTGGTCAAAGGTACCCATTTTCTTCTCTCCATTTATGAAAGTGAGTCCAATCTATAATATGCTTAAGTACATAGTCTCCATTAGAGTCAATATACTTTACCTCTTTAGCATGTCCTTCTTGAAGATACCTTGAGAGGGTGCCACCATAAATAGGATTATCATCTTTCTTATTTAATTCAATCATACTACAAATATACATAATCTCTCTTACAATTACAAATGAAGTTGTAAGGAAAAAAATTATACAAAAATTTTAAAGTTGGAAAGAGAATGGAGATGGAGAGGAGCCAATTAAACAGCCCCCCTACTTAAAAGTGCGGGAGAAGACCCCCTGCCTTGAATAGGGTCAAATGTTTAATCAATTTATTTAATTCAATGGAAATTAAAATCGGAAGAACAGGATTGTCCAAGGTCAAACAACTTGCAGAGAGAAATCTGCATTGGACAGAGTTTCGCAAGCAGACTACTGCTAAGGGACTAGTATCAGACACATCAATGGGCTGGGCCCAAACTGATGGAACACTCAACAGTGGTGACACCTATGCATCAGGTGACGAAGTACTCAACTACGACCGCACCATGGTGCTACTGTATGATGAGAATGGCAACGTGAAGATGCAGGATGATGGTGTTACACCACAGTATACCTACAGATTCCACGAGAAGGGTGTACAATTGGGCGGTGGACGCAAGGAGGCAATTGCCATGCTGCAAGCATTGCAGAAACAAGGCATTGAATCTTCAACTGACAACAATGCTGCTGCACAGCAACTGTTGGCAGATGCACAAGGGGTTGTATAAACCCCTTTGGTCTCTAGAAACCCTTAGACACGATAGATAAAAGTGGAGAGGAGACAGAGAAGATGTGTGGTTGGGGGGATTTCCAAACCCCTTTTACACTCTTTTCTATCTCTTCTCTTATCTTAATCTACTACTAATTAATAGCTAATTACTCATAAACATTATACCAATGATTGCTATCACAGAACTCTCAATTGAGGCAAGACAAATAGAATCTTCCCTCATTAACAGATGTATGTACTACAAAAGACATCATCTCGCAGCCTTTGAATTAGGCCTCACAACAATTGCATCTTATCATTTAGAAAGATTGGCAAAAGCAGAAAAAGAATTGAAAGAATTTCAAGAAAACAATTTGGGGTTGTTAGAACTATGACAACCCCCAATTACTTCAAGATATAGGGGTACGAGGACGCTTGTACAAAAGTCAATACTATTTATTATGAGTGAATAGTGGTGGAAAATTGACAACAAGAGAGCACTACCGCCTTGTTCTCTTTCTTTAAAAAAGACATTATGACATTCATCACAATCCTAAGATTTGCTTGGACTGTTAGACAGTTCAGACAAGTTGCCATCATAGCTATCCTCATGTGGATGCTATCTGGTTTGACAATCTACATCTTCTTAGTAGAAATACCATTCTCAGGAGATGCAATCTTCTTCATCATCATGAGTCTTTTTGGTTCAGCTCTTGCTGCCTATCTTCTCCAACTCAATTGGGGATTTGCCAAATCTGCCTTGACTAACTATAAACATCACACCTCATGAAAAAGTTTAAACATGCATGGAGATACATGAAGTTTCGTGTTGTCTTCTTCATCAATTGCATACTGTGGATAATCACAATTATCTACATCTATCTCTTCTTCTACCTTGTAGAGTTAGACAACCACTATGCACAATACATTCTAATAGGTCTCGTCCTCATTACAGACCTATCATACTTCCTTGAACTCAAAAGAGCTTGGAAGGCTGCTCAATTCTTCTCACCTAGAGTGTTGAAGTTTGGCAAACAAAGAAATTGGTAGTTTTATTACCAATTGGTTGAGTGAGGGAGGGAGAGTATTCTCCCTTCAAGCACACATTGTCATACCCTCAGAGTTTAGATGCTCATGGTGTGTGCGTTAAGTCTACTTGATAGACTACTAAATGACACGGCAGCTTATTGTCGTAAGGATAACCTCAGTGATGAGGATAAAATGAAGACTATTCCTATATTAAAGTCTTTGTGCTGTACTCTGCACAGTCCATGTAAGCAAGCTGAAATCCATACAGAGTCTTATCAGATGAGTATGGCTACCCTCAGAATCAGTGGGTAGTGAGTGAAGCCAAAAGGTGAATCAATAAGTAATCAGTAGGATATGACCGAAACATGTTGTCAAGCATGGTAAGTTGTGTTCATTAATAGATGAGGTAACTCTCGTTTATTAACGTAGTGTGACAGCTACAACGGGGCGTTGGTGTCTAAACTATCCAAAAGATAGCATGACATACAAGCGTTAACCACGTCCTGTCCAAGATTTTATATAGGAGTAGAAATTTTAATTCTATGCAACTAAGCCAAAGTGTTAACGCACATGCTCTAACAATAGAGTTATCCTACTGCAATATGTAGGCATGATACTGCTCGCAAAGTAGTTGATTGAAATGAAAAGAGTAAGTTTAATGGTTGGGGGACACCTCATTAGCCTCGTAAGGGACATTGCTGAAATGGAAGTTTATAATGGAGTATGTAGTAAGTGCCAGACTTTAATCTGGTCTCTATGTGAAGTACATGGCTTAACCCATGTGTGTGCTTTGAGAGAAATCTCTAATAATCTTTACATTGATGCAGACGCACTCATGCATTTATTAATCTCATCAGCTAGACTGTGGTCATTTGATTGACAATGAGAACTCAAGTAAGTTGGTAGACTTATTAGTTAGTAGTTTAGTTAACAAAGTGAGAGGGGCTGTGAAGCCCCTTTCTTTCTTTACCACTTACATTTACATTACTCTAACAAAATATCACACTCATGAAAAACTTTAGAACAGGGCTATTATATATGGCCATTTTTGTATTTACTATCTTTGTAACCATCCAAACATTAAGGCTTGTAAGCTATGGTCTCATCTCTGATTTCACATTAACATCTCCAGACAATGAGGTGTATTTTATCAGAATCGTTAATGTAAACACTCATCGTCCATTTATCTCATCTGCTAAGTATTCTGGTAATGGTATAGACTTTACTGAAAAACAAGACACAGTAATAACATTTAATGCTGTGCCTTTCTGGTTCTGGAAAGACCATATCTATGACAAATACTCTAAGAGATTGTCTAAGGTATGCTTTAGAGACTATGTGTTCGCATCTATCAAAGCTCAAAAGCTTAAGTCGATACAGGATAAACGAAATAAGAAAGCTCAAAGACATTACTTACTTTCACTTAAAGACTGTAAAGGATGAAAATCTTGTTTCTTTCATTTTGTGCCATCATGATGTTACTATCATGTGGTGATATTAATGTTGAATCAAACCTTGTGGAGCGAGAGATAATCGTGAACTCTAGTAGTTCATACAGTCTCAAAACTTCACAAGGTTGGTTTGATGTTAGAGGTGACCTCAATTTAACTACTACTGTGCCTAAAGGTACAGATACTATTGTCATTATTGGAAATAACTTTGACATTTCCATTTATTATGACAACTCTCAAAGCCATCACAAATTAGTGAGTGGCTCATCCAACAAGCATTACCAATTTATCACTTACAACTAGAAAGTATGAAAACTTTTAACCTTATCTTTTATCTCATAACAGCTCTCTCTGCCATCATATTATTTATTTGGTGTGTCTTAGAGGGTAGTATGCTCATAGCCTGTTTAGCAGGATTAGTATGTGGCTATACATTTGGAGATACATACAAGAAAACAACTTCTGAATTAGCTGACTGCTAGTTTAATCACCCTTAGAACTGACTGTGGCTCACGGTCAATATGGGTATGGAATCCCATGCAGTCAGTTTAATTCTTTTATCTAACCACAAACTCAAAATAAAATGAAACATTACGCAATTCTTCACTCATCTGTCCTCAACAAGGACAAAGAACTTGATGTCACATTTAATCATGTGGCAACAGTAAAAGCTGTTAGTATGAAACATGCTTTTGCTAAAGCTAAGAACCACAATCCTGACTATAAAAAGTTAGGTATTCGCAACACTAGTGTTGGCGATGTAATTAGACTCGAAGGTGAATTTAATATGATTGACCATGATTACGAGTTCAGACCAGTATGTTTACTTCATGTAAATGGTGGGGAGGTGACACTATGATGTCCTTTGCATTTTCAGCAATAGTAGTACTAACCTTTATTTCTTTTTATATCTCTCTTCGGAAATTTTATGAAGCTATGGAGGTTAGAATAGGGATACTCTTTTTCATATTAACAGTTATCTCTGGTCTTTTAACTATCTATTACATAGGAGAACTTTTGACTCATTACTTTGCTCAATAGGAGTGATGCTATTGAGTAATGTCAACTAAGATAGGGGAGCTTCGGCTCCCTTGTCTTTAATATTAACCAACATGAAAAAGAAAACATACTTACAAGTATTGGAAGAAACTGTAGAGTTTTATTCCGAAGACCCTTCTCGTAGAAGTACCAGGACAGATATAGATGATGACGGAAAAGAAGAGGTAGTTTGTTTATATTTTGGTCCTGACAACAAACAATGTGCATTTGCACGTCATGTTAACCCAAAATCTTACAAAAAACTGAAAGAACTGGAGGGTAAGTCTGCCACACGTTGTATATCAAAGATTACTCTCAAAGAAGACGTAAAGCATTTGACAGACCCTATGTTTTGGAATTATCTACAAGGATTGCATGATAAATCAGCACATTGGAATGAAAGTGGATTGACAGCATTAGGTCAAGAAAAATTTAAAATGTTATATGAGGTTTGTAAATTGAAAGACAGTGACCCGTCTAAATATTTTTCAGACCTTTATATGATTGTCATGCCTTTATATGATTGTCATGAATTTTAGAATAGAACAAGAGTTCTAAGGGGTGGATTCTAGTGTTATTGAATACTCTTTAAGCCCCATTCTTAAGATTATGAAATATCTGACATTACTAATGCTACTGTTCTTTGCTGTAGCATGTGTTCCTTGTGGTGAGACCACTGAAGAGAACCAACAGACATCCACTGTTGAGCAACAAAAGGATGAAAAACCTTATTACCCAATTGAAGATTTCAAAAAAGAAGATGAAAAGAAGGGTAATCAAGAACAAGAAGAGGTTGAGGAGGACTGGTTTGATGATTATGAGTAGGCTAGTCTGGAATGAATATGAATTTGTGCTTGAAGGGCATAGATTTGTGGCTGAACCAACTTCCGATGTTGTTTCAAATGAGCAAGTATTCAAAATCAGTGTGTATGATGGCTTTGGTAAAAAAAGACCTGTCACTGAAGTCCTCAAAACCCCTGTATTTGACATGCTCAAAATGGCAGGAACATGGCTTACAACCATTGTTGAACCACCTGTAACAGAGCATACATTTGATGATTTCATCAAGGATTTGCTTGGATTGTAATTTATGTATTGAAGTAGGGGGAGGTAACTCCCCTTATTTTAGTATAATTTCTAACCTATATTTAATTATTGTATGACACTACTCGGTGTATTGGGACTACTCATTGCAGTGTTCCTGTTGGCTGTAAGTTCAGTTAACAAACAAATTGACAAGGCTAATGCCCAACGTGAAGAGAATGGTAAACGGGTTAAGCCTGGAGTTCTTGGAGGTCTTAGCTTAAGTCGTGGTGGAATTGTAAGTTTATTCTTTGCTTCCATCTTACTAATTGTTGCAGGGATTTCAAACCCCTTAGCTAACAATGATGCTGGTAATAGACAAGTTGTTCAGACTGTCGATGGTGACCTGTGGGTAAAATTCACTCCTGGATGGTATTGGTGTGGGTTCTTCTCTAAGGTAACTACTTGGCCTAATAACGTAACTGTACAAGTATCAGCAGAGGATAAACGGTCACAAGAAGCAGATTATTGGGAGAAAAGACACTCCGCTACATTTGCAGAAGGTGATAATGCCTATGTTTCTCATACTGTGAAATGGGATTTACCTGTTAATGAGGTTGACATGTTGGAGTTACACACAACTTATAACAACATTGATAACTTAAAACAAACTACTCTTATCCAGTATCAGAAAGAAACGGCCAGTTACTCATGTCAACGGATGACATCAGAAGAACATTATTCTGGAGGACAGTCACAATTAAAAGACTATTTCCAAGACCAACTCCGTAATGGACAGGTTCTTTTGGTAACTGAAACTAAGGTGAAGACATTACCTGATTCTTCCACAAAGACTTACATCATTACTGATGAGAAACGTGACCAAAATGGTAATATTCTCCGAACTGTATCTGACATTCAGAAGTACAATCTGTTTGCATCATTTGCATCAATTGACCGTGTAAGCTATGACAAGCGTATTTATGCTAAGCTTAAGGATAAGATTGATGCAGCAGCAGATGAAGCTACCTCGAAACAGCGACTCATTACAGCACAACAGGAAGAGCAAGAGGCCATTGTAAAGGGTCGAAAGCTTATTGCTGAAGTAACTGCCAAAGAGGAAGCTGATGAGAGACAGTCAGTAATTCGGGCTCGTAAAGCAAAACAGGTAGAACAGGAAAATGCAGAAAAGGCTAAGTATATTGCACTCAAAGTACAACGAGAGCAAGATGCTAAGGCTGCTGCAAACCGAGCTCTCCGTGCTGCTGGTCTCACGCCTCAGGAAGAGGCTGAATGGGACTATAAGACTCGGGTTGGTATTGCTGCTGAGTTAGCCAAAGTAAAAGTGCCAAATGTCGTAGTGACAGGTGGAGGCAATGGTGGAGCATCACCAATGGATGCCTTGGGTATTAAAATGCTCATGGACATCGAGAAAAGTTTATCCAAATAGGGTAATACATAGAATAGTTTCATAATTGGACAAAGCCCTCTGAAATATGAGGGCTTTTTTAACTCAGAATGTATGAAAGCATTTTTCTTCACCCTACTATTGTCCTGCTTTACATGGACTAGCTTTTCTCAAATCGTACAATACGATTATGATAGTACTGCATTTTGTTTTAACTCTAATGTTAAATCATCATGTGTAGATACTTGTTCACCAGCACAACCAGCTTCAATAACTCTGAGTGTGGACTTAGACAGTTTTACACTATATTTTAATGGTGAACAACGAGTGTACACATTAGATAAGATGTTCAGCTTTAAAGATGAATATTTTATTCTAAAAGGTACAGCCCCAAATGATACACAGGTGAAACTTTTCATTTCACCGTACAAGTGTGTATTAGCCAACAATGAATGTAACTTACAATTCAAGTTTATAGCTTGTAAAGAAGAAGATGATGAGTGATAAACCTATATTGATGCACAATTATCCTGATGGTACATCTTATTTCAGAACTGATGATGCTAAAAAATCAGAGATAGTATGGCGCATCCAAAACTATGAACAACTGTGGCAATTAGCACAGTATGTTGATGCTTTTAGACAATATGATTCAATGAATCGTAGAAAGCTACAGGTAACTCTTCCTCGTCTTATTGATGCACAGGCTGACTCAAGATTTGGGCGGTATTCTTATAGTCTCAAGATAGTTCTTGATTTTCTTAATTCTTTAGATGTAGATATTTATGTTATTTATCATCCACACAATCCTCAAGCAGTGGAAATGGGTTTGAATAATGTCGCAATCTTAAAGAATTATACTTTCATTGAGAAAGTACTTCAAGACTTAGCAATAAATGTATATCATTTACCTGCAGAGTGGGTACATGACCATTATATTACAACTGTAAATGAAAGACTGTATCCTCTTGTTCATCTTTTAGCTGCTGATGCAGGAGGTTATAAGCCTCTTATGGATACAGTTAAAAGGCTAAGATGGGGAGGTAAGGTTCACTCTGCGTCTAAATCTCGTGTAGATGGTAAGTTACATCAAATTCTTTCAGTCAATGACTTTAAGGGTAAGGATGTACTCATTGTTGATGATATTTGCGTATATGGTGGAACCTTTAAAGGTTTAGCCAAATTATTACGAGAGAGAAATGCAGGAAGATTATTCCTGGCTGTCAGTCATATGACTGTACAAAACTTAGGTAAAGATTCAGTAGTACGTTACTTTGATAGAGTATACACCACCAATAGCACATATGATTACTATATGCATGTTGTTGATGAGGATGGTACTATTGAGGAAAAGCCTGATAATTTGAATGTAATTGAACTTTTTAACCCTGATAACAGATGAATCCATTTTTAGGAACTGATGGGTACAAAACAGGTCACATGCCTATGTATCCAGAGGGAACAAGTTTGGTTGTATCCAACTTTACACCTCGAAGCAATAAGTATGCACCAAATGGAATAGACAGCGTAGTTGTCTTTGGACTCCAAATGGTCATGCATCAAATACACGATGGTTTTCAACGTGATTTCTTCAATCAACCCAAAAGAGCAGTCTGTAATGAGATTAAAGACGAGTATTCCATGTACCTAGGTATGGATTATGATGTCTCTCATATCGAAGCCCTGTGGGATTTAGGTTTTCTCCCTATTGAAATGAAAGCCTTGGAAGAAGGAACGTTGTGTCCCATTGGTGTACCCGTGTTAACCATTAAGAATACTTATGAAGAGTTCTTCTGGTTGACAAACTTCCTGGAGACTTTAATCTCCAACTTGTTGTGGAAACCTATTACATCCGCAACAATTGCCCTTGAGTTCAAGAAAGTACTCACTAAATGGGCACTCAAGACCGATGCTGATAATGTCGGCTTTGTGGATTTTCAAGGACATGATTTCTCTATGAGAGGCATGGACTCCCTCGAAGCTGTCATTAGTTCAGGATTAGGTCATGCAACAAGCTTCTTAGGTTCTGATAGTTTGCCAACAATACATGGCGCCAGAAAATACTATCGTGAACCTGATGGAGTGATTTACTCAGTAAATGCTACCGAGCACTCAGTGATGTGTGCTGGTGGTCATGAAACTGAAATTGACACATTTCGTAGGCTTATGTCTATCTTTCCTAAAGGTATTCTCTCCATTGTATCTGATACATGGGACTTGTGGAAAGTGTTGACAGCTTATTTGCCTGAATTACATGATGAAATTCTTGCAAGAGATGGTAAAATTGTCATTCGTCCTGATTCTGGTAATCCTGCTGACATCCTTTGTGGAACTGTAATGGATGACCGAGAAGACATGAAAACTTTACCTGAACACAAAGGTGTAATTGAACTCCTTTGGGATGAATTTGGTGGAACTGTAAATGAGCAGGGATACAAAGTTCTAAATCCTAAGATTGGAGCAATCTATGGAGACTCTATCACCTTGGAAAGAGCTGAAGAAATATGTCAACGGTTGGAACAGAAAGGCTTTGCAAGTACTAACGTGGTACTGGGCATAGGAAGCTTTACTTACCAGTTCAACACTCGTGACACTTTTGGTTTTGCTATGAAAGCAACTTATGTAGAAATTACAGATGCCGAGGGAAAAGTAATTGGTAGAGAAATCTACAAAGACCCTATTACTGATGACGGAACTAAAAAGAGTGCCAAGGGACTACTTCAAGTTGTGAAAACCGCTGATGGTCTTGTATTAAAAGACCAAGTAAGTTGGTTAGAAGAAAGAGAGGGGGAACTCCAAACAATCTATGAGGATGGACTATTCTTCAACCCAACAACTTTAACCCAAATCAGGGAGCGTGTCGCAGCCTTGGTTTAAACTGTCGCAAGGGGAGGCTTAGGTCTCCCCTTTTTTTCAAATGTATACAGCATTAATCATTGGATTTTTGGTCTATCATTATTTGGCAGACTATATCCTTCAGGATTTAGACACTAGGCAAAGTAAGTCTAGTCAGCTAGATACTCTAATAAGACATGTGAGTATTTACTCATTCTCTTATATTCCACTTATTCTTATTCTTACTGTAGGAGTAGGTTTTACTCATTGGATGTGGTTGTTTATACCCATAACTCTTGTAACTCACTACATTATTGATAGTATTACAAGCCGTGTATCAACCAGATATCTTCAAGAAGACAGAATGTGGGAAGCTGTAAATGTAATGGGTCTTGACCAATTACTACACAACATAAGGATTATTCTAACCGTTTATTTGATTCTATTATGGGGATAACAACAGTTAGTATAATCTATTTAGGCTGTCTTTGCCTAGTATTCATTGCAATTCGCAAGATAATCAAATGGATGCAAAAAGACATATAGAGTTTATCTCTATATACACTCATAGCTCAATTGGATAGAGCGACAGCCTTCTAAGCTGTAGGTTATAGGTTCGACTCCTATTGGGTGTACAACACTAGGTCGCACAGGCGTAGGGATTTAATAATTATAGATGATAAATATAGTCGCCTACAGAGAGTTGAAATACTTTCTCTAGTGGTATGCAGGAGTGGTGGAATTGGTAGACACGCAGGACTTAAAATCCTGTGAGCAGTAATGTTCGTGAGGGTTCGACTCCCTCCTCCTGCACTAAAAAAACAATAATGACTTTACAAGAACTAAAAGATTGGCAACTGAACTTTAAAGAAAGAGTTTGGGAAGGTTATTCTCCTAAACTTAACTTTAGAGGTAAAAGAACACTTAAAATTAATGGTGTTAGCTTTTGGGAAGATTCTTCTATTGGAACTATAGATTTTTCATATAAGAAAATGTATGGTTTCTTAAGTCCTGACAATGGTCTATATAGTGGAGATAATTATTATCCTATCATTAAGGGTATTTTATGTAGAACTATGGGTGGAACAGTTTCTGGTGGAAAAAATCTTGAAGAATTTGCCTCAGCAGTAAAAGAATATTGGAAATACTTTATATCATGAAAGCAGGATTTCTTTTTCGATGGTGGAGTTTCTGGATAGGGCTCCACTATTCAAAGTTCAACAAAAGACTGTGCATCAATATACTTCCCTGTTGCACAATTTGGATAGTTTTTGAGGGAGGTAAAGAACCAATAATCAAAAATCTATGAGTTATCGTAATAATTTAGTTAGAAAAAAGGTAATAATTGCTTTTATAGCCTTTACCCTAACCCTTTGGATAGGGGCTTCAATTACTTGGGGAGAGTCTAATGTCCTTTGTTGGCATGAGTGTGCTCCTGATGGTAGACAAGCTGTCCCCGTTGTTACTTGGATAATCTTGAATATCATACTTGTTTGGTATTATATAGTTGAAGCGGATTAATACTTAATTAAGAATGCTCAAGAAAAGCGACCAGTTTAACCCTAACTATTTAGCTAAGGTTGTTAAACTAAAGGGATTACAGAAACATTCTAATGCAGATAGGCTACAAACCTGTCTCATAGACTTTCAAAATGTAATCACTGACATGAAAGCAAAAGATGGAGATATCTATGTATACTTTCCTGTGGAGTGTCAGATTAATAAAGACTTTCTTTCTAAGACTAATAGTTTTAGAGACAAGACTCTCAATACAGAACCAGATGAAGGTGGGTTCTTTGAAAAGCATTGTAGAGTCAAAGCCATGAGCCTCAGAGGTGAGAGGAGTATGGGATATATTGTACCAGCTAATCATGTATTTGAATGGGCTGGTGTCAATAAAAATCCATCAGATTTTGTTAATACTGAGTTTGATACTATCAATGAGAAGTTGCTTCTCAAGAAATACATCAAAAAGGTCAACAAACATGATGGACCACCTAACAAAAAAGGCAAAAAACCAGCCCTGTCAAGACTGATTGAGGGACAAGTACATTTACATGTAGATACTGATAATCTCAGAAAATACATGTCTAATATCAAGCCATCAGATACTATCTCTATTACCTATAAGACACATGGAACCTCGTGGTGGGTCAGTAATGTGCTAGTAAAGAAGAAGTTAAATTGGATTGAGAAAGTACTCCTTAATCTTGGTGTTAAGATACAAACAGAAGAGTATGATTTGGTCTATGGTTCAAGACGAGTAGTTAAGAATAAACAGTTCGAAGACCCAAAGGGACAAGACCACTTCTATGGCTATGATTTGTGGAAAGACATCAAAGATGAGATTGGATACAAAATTCCTAAAGGCTTTACTCTCTATGGAGAGATGATAGGCTATGATAAGGAAGGAAATTTCATTCAAAAACCATTTGATTATGGTTGCAGACCAGGAGAACACAAACTTGAAGTGTATAGAATAACTTATACTAATCCAAATGGAGTAGTTATGGAGTTGTCTACACCACAGATAGTTGAGTTCTGTTTGAGAAACAGATTGAATCCATCTTACAGGTATTTTACAGGTAAAGCGAGAGATTTATATCCTCAACTGCATACTGGTGAGTATTGGCATGAAAAATTCATCTCTAATTTAGAGGATGACTATGCTAATGGTGAAAGATGTTTTAGGTGTAACAACAAGGTTCCTGCTGAAGGTATATGTCTCAGAGTTGAAAGACTCTATGAATATGAGATTTATAAGTTGAAAAGCTTTGAATTTCTTGAATTTGAGACTAAACAACTTGATGCAGGAGAATCTAATATTGAGGATACCGCATGAAACGTGATGACCTATTAGAGAAATTGCGTGAGATGCAAAATTTACCTACAAGAGATGAACTGTTTCGTTGGATACAGTCTCTTCCAAAAGATAAACATCTTGGTACACCTGAACAATTCAAAGTTGGTGATATATTTATGCATCCAATCTTCAATCATCCATATGTTCTTCTAAAGAAGACAAATGATGGTTATCTTTGTACACTTATGACTTCAGATGGTGAGTTTGCAGAGGTACTTACTCAATGTAAATCTAGGTTCTTTAGCGATTCTTTTATTGTGAAGAATCTCTTTGAACGACAAAATATCTCTCAAGATGCCTTCATGGGTATCTATGATAATAACAAACATCTGAAAGAAGTTTTAAAACAGTTACAAACCGTAATGTCATAATGCCTAAGTTAATCATACTTATTGGACCTTCGGGCTCAGGTAAATCTACCTGGGCTCATGAGGCCCATATAAAAGACCCTAACAATGTTGTTATTGTCAATAGGGACAAGATTCGCGAGTTACTCTTTGGTTATCTTGAAGATAACATTAAAGAGTATTACCTTCGACATGACTTTCCTGCAAGAGAGAAAGAAGTTACAATATATGAAAATATATTGATACACAGCTCTCTTAATCTAAACAAAACAGTCATTGTTGATGCTACACATCTAAAACTCAAATACCTTAAAAGATATGATGTCTTGAAAGATAAGGGAATTGATGTGGAATACAAGTATTTCGATGCTGATATGGGTACTCTATTAGAGCGTCAGACCCTACGTATTCGTAAGGTAGGCAAAGAGATACTTGAAAGACAATTGGATATGTATCACAAGCTACAAAACAATCCTCATGCGATTAAATACAAATGATGGTAATATCTGGTTTACATCAGATACTCATTTTAACCATACTAATATTGTAAAAGGTATCAGTAAGTGGAAAAAGGGTGGTATGCGTGATATGAACGAAAATCTAGAGTATATGAATACTCTTCTTCTAGAGGAAATCAATAAAAGAGTTCAACCCAATGACACTCTTATTCATTTAGGTGACTTTGCTTTTGGTGATAAGACTCAGATTCCTCATTTTCTTGACCGAATTCTATGTAAAAATGTGCATTTAGTATTTGGAAACCATGACCATTGGATTAGAGCTCACTATAAACATCTTTTCAAATCAGTTCATGAATTACTTGAATTGACAATTGTAGAGGCTCAACCAATTGTTAATGGTCGTCAACAAAAAGCTAAGAAGTATAATTTCGTACTTTGTCACTATCCACTCTTTGTGTGGAATGGTCATATGAAAGGATGGATACATCTTCATGGTCATTGCCACAATTCTATGTATCACACTACACCAGACTATTACAAACGTAAAGCTATGGATGTAGGAGTTGATACTATTTTCAACCAATTTGGATATTATGGTCCTATTAGCTATTCTCATATTATGGAACTACTTCGTAATAAAGAATTAGTCGAAGTAGACCACCATGATGCCAATACAAATGTGTATTGATATGCCATGTAATTATGTAGAAAATCACGACCCACCTAATTGGTTATAACATGAAAATAATCAGAAACATTGGTTTGATATTACTCTGTTTTTTGTTTATATTTGCATCCCGCAAAGAAAACAGGAAGGTTGTAGAACCTGCAAAGGTCACTACTCCAGTGATACTCAAACCTGTAGAACTTGACCTACCTGAAGGATGGATATTCAAACAGGTAGCGTACTACTGTGACAGTTTTAATGTGCCTAAAAAATACATTTATGATGTAGGGATGAATGAATCAGGATGGAGAAATCCTAATGATTCTAACTTCATCATAGGGCCATGGTATGTCCCAGGTGAATCTTCTCACGGAGATTTACAAATGATAAACTCCACATGGAGGATATACTCTAAAAGGTTAGGTCTCACCAAGAAGACCAGAAAGAATCTATTGATTGCATGTATAGCAATGTCCAAAGATTGCTATCTCTTAGGAGACAGCTCATGGAGAAAAGCTCGCTATATTTATGCAAGAGGTAGATGGAAGTCTCCTAGTAAATGGACAAAACTAGAGAGAAAATTCATGTCCAAAATGAACTTCGAAAAGTACAACTAATGGAAATCACAAAAGCCCAAGTTGCGGAGTGGAACTATTACCGTAGGAGAATCAAGAATTATCCTAAAGTTCCTAAATTAGTAGAGAAATTGACTCGAAAATTTAGAGGGAAAGAATCTGTCACAGTACCACAAGGTCTGGTCAGAATTTCTTTCAGAAGTTTCTTAATGAGAGTTGAGAACTTTCACAAAGACCATCTTCCTAACCTTACAGTTAGAAGATTTGACCCAGTTTATAAACCAAAAGAATGATTTGTCCATATTGTCAAGAATACACTGTTGGCTAGGTTCCAACAGGTACTCCAGATGTGGGAGGAATGAATATCTGTAATTATTGTCAAGAGTATTCAATACCTTTCGAATGAAACTCATAATTGCAGGTAGCAGAGACTTTACAGACTATGCTCATCTTAAGCATATATTGTTAAATAACTACGATATTGCTGAGATAAGTGAGATTGTCTCAGGCACTGCAAGAGGAGCTGATAGATTGGGGGAAAAGTTTGCCAAAGAGCATTCTATTCCCCTTCGTCAGTTTCCTGCAGACTGGGATAAACATGGTAAATCTGCAGGATATATCCGTAACAAACAAATGGCTGACTATGCTGATGCATTGGTAGTATTTTGGGACGGACGTTCAAAAGGAACAAAACACATGATAAATCTGGCTAACTTAGCTGGATTAAATGTGAAAATCTTCTTATACGGCTTTGAAGCCAGTTTACAGAAGAAACTATTTTAGGGCCTGACTGGAATTGACAGGTATCTGAGAGTATATGAACATGCAGTCAGATTGATTTACTCTGACTTGAATCTCGTAAATTAACAAATAACTGGAAACAGTTTATCTAACACTACTGTAGAAGAGTTCATCTCAACTATGGTAGTTGCAGAGCGTGAAGTAGCAGTAGCGTAATGCAGCAGGTGTTATCCCTACCTAGGAACAGAAAAGGGGTAAAATTTAACTCGAAAAAGGATAAGGAGAGTATAAATTTGGAGTGACAGTATCCTTGAAAGACCCGTAGGTTTAGCTGTTATCACTACCCTGGTGGAGGTTGAATTCCAGATTCAGCCCTAATTTTTAAGCATGTATAATTTGTATATTTGATGTTACGCTGGACGGGGGTTCGACTCCCCTCAGGTCCACTAAAAACTTATGAAATGGCTAGTTTAAATCGAGGGCTTAGAAAGCTCAAAAGAGTTGTCAAACAGGTTACAAGTAAAAGACAAGATGTCTTAAAACCTTATGAACAACAACTAACTGATATTCTTGGGCACGGCTGGGCTGTTGTCAGAGATTACGGGAATGGTTATACCTTTAAGTTAAACTATGGGTATGATTACTCAAGTAGGCAGACTTTCAGATTACTCACTCTTAGTGGTAAAGTAATTTCAGAATTTACCATGAGACAAATGCCCGGATGTTGTGGAATAGTTGTCTCTACAGGGTCTACTGTAGACCCAAAGTACAGAGGTAAAGGTATTGGTACTATTCTTAATGAACTTCGTAAAGACATAGCGAGAGCTAATGGATTTGGATGTTTAATGTGTACCACTATCCTCAGTAATACACCACAACAAAAAATTTTGGAACGTAATGAATGGGAACTCGTCAATACGTTCAATAACCCTAGAACAGGGAATGATTTAGGAGTTCATATTTACAATCTCAATGAACAGGACCGTAACACATGAAGACATTCTGCACCTGAGGCCAGGACAGATTCTACGCCAAGAGTTTCCCTCGCGGAGGCTTCGTAGATATAAGATGCCTACAGGCAACAACAGAAAAATCACAAGAGGTAGAAAGAAAAGCCATGTAATTGTGCCTATTTGGAAAACCTCTAACAAGGAACTGAGAAAGGAGCTTAATTTGGATTATGAAGTCAATGTACTACATAAATTCCGAACTAAAATGCTTCACCTCATAACTGTAGTAAGATGGAGATAAATTGTCGTGATTTAAAGCTTAAAGTAGGACATTGGTATATTTGTAAGTATATCTATCCCTCAATTGCTTCTGACACTGCATATGATGTATTTAAAGGGTTACTCATTGACATTAATGGTGATAAAGTAACCTTTGAAGATACTGATGGATATGGAGAAAGTATATACGAAAATGGTAAAGTTTACGATCGTCTTAAGACAAGTCCAGTATACTATGATGAGGAGCGAGATAAAACTATTTTTGAAAATGGTTTAGTAATCTTAGGCACTGCTAAAACTAAGGCTGAGGCAGAAGCTATCCGTAATATGTGTATATTCGCAAGTGTTACAACTTCACAGAATTACAGGTTAGCTCCTAAAATTACACAAGGGGGTACTCTTAGATATTTTGCTGCTGAACAAGTTCCAGATTGTTGTGGAGCTACTGTTATTTCAGATTTTGCTCATAATGTGAAAGGGGGCACTGGTAAGATAACAAGTGAGGAACGTGAAATCTTAGAAGAGATAACTAAAATGAGGACTCACAACATTGTCTATCTAAGAAGAGATAGTCAAAAAGCCCAAATTGATGCCCTAATCTATTTTGGTTTTAGAGAAATAGACAGTTTTGTAAACAAAAACACTGGGCATGAAATTGTCGTATTGTCATACAAAAGTTAGGAGGAATTAGTGATATATTTTGTAGGAGATTCGGAGAAGAGAGAGTCCATTCCCCTTGCATCTATTGAAGATGCATTAAAATATTTTGAAGATAAGGAGTTTGTTGAAGTTGACACAGAGACTGAGGGTTTTGACCCTTGGACTAAAAATCTATTGTGTTGGCAGATAGGTGACGGAAATACTCAATTTGTAATTAGTGAAAAGGATTATCCTATTGCTGATTATAAAGAGTTTTTTGAACAGTCAGATAAAACATACTTATTTCAAAATGCAAAATTTGATTTGAGATTCTTATTCATGAATAATATTGTCTGCACTAAAGTGTATGATACATATCTCGTGGAAAGAATGCTTAATTTAGGTAAACCAAGATTCCTTAGAATGAGTCTTGATGCCTTGGTTAAAAGATACTGCAACGTTGAGCTTAGTAAGGAAGTGCGTGGTCAAATTCATTACCGTGGGCTAGACGACACTGTAATTACTTATGCGGGACGTGATGTTAAGTATCTTAATCAAATTCGCACAGAGCAGATGAAGAAAGTAAAGAGACTAGGTTTAGAGAGGGCTATTCGCCTTCAAAATTCCTATTGTCCTGTACTTGCTTACTGTGAATTCTGTGGATTTAAATTGGACAAGGAGAAGTGGTTATCTCTATACAAAAGGAATATTGAAAAGCTAGAGAAGGTTGAAAAAGAGTTGGATGATTATATCATAAGAGATTTTCCAAAGTATCAAGAAAAACAGTTGGACATGTTCCTACCTGTTGGTTCTGCTATCAATTGGAATAGTTCTCACCAAGTCATTCCCTTCTTTGAGGATTTAGGTTTAGACCTAATAGTTGAAAAAGATGGAAAGAAATCCAAAAGTATCGAGGCCCCTGTAATAAGACCTCAAAAGGATAAACATCCTATCTTACCTGTGTATCTTAGGTACAAAGGTTTGCAAAAACAAGTATCTACTTATGGTACTAATGTAACTGACCAGATTAATCCTGCCTCTGGTAGACTGCATACACAGTTTACTCAAATAATGGACACTATGAGACTCAGTTCTGGTGGTAAAGATTCTAGTACAGGTGTACAGACTCTAAACTTCCAAAATATCCCTGCTGCAGAAGAAGTAAGAAGTTGCTTTGTTGCAGAAGAGGGTAATACTCTTGTTGTAGCTGACTATTCAGGACAAGAGCAGATTGTATTAGCCAATCAGTCTATGGATGAGGGATTGTTGCATTTCTATGCACAGAATCTTGGAGATATGCACAGTTTTGTTGCTTCTAAGATATTCCCTGAGTTGAAAGGTTTATCTCTTAAGGAGATTAAAGCCAATTATCCTGAATTAAGACAGATTGCTAAAGCTGCAGGTTTTGCCATTAACTATGGTGGTAATGGTTGGACAATATCAAACAATTTATCTATTCCTATTGAACAGGGAGAAGCTGTATACAAAGCTTACTTTGATGCCTTCCCAGGTCTAAATGACTATTTCAAGAAGAAGAAAGATGAGTTATGGAAAAAGGGATATATTCTATTTAATGAGGTAGACCAATCCAAACTATTCTTTGATAAGCAATGGTTTGATACAGAACAAGAGAAACTCACTCCAGAATTTTGGGATGAGTACAGATACCATAAAGAAAAAGACGATGAATACTTTCATAGAGAGTTAAGACCAGTCGTTAGCACTTTTTATAGACAGAAAGCTGCAATTGAGAGAAAAGCATTGAACTATCCTATTCAAGGAACTTCAGCGAGTATCACAAAAGTAGCAGGTATACTATTTCTCAACAAGTTGATAGAGCAGAACTTACTGTTTACAGTTAAGATTTGTAACTTCATTCATGATGAGATTGTAGTGGAATGCCCTGAAGAAATTGCTGAACACGTCTCAAATCTTTTAAAAGTATGCATGGAAAATGCAGGTAACTACTACTGTAAAGTAGTTCCTCTACAAGCTGAACCTCAAATAACTTCCTATTGGAAACATTAAATGTTAGATGTTCAGAATCAATTCTTATCTAAGTTGATTAAAGACCCTAATTTGGGTATTGTTAATCAGTTTTTGACAAGAATGGAAAAATATCATAGCTTCGACACTAATCTGTTTGAAGAATTTATGATGGTGTACTCATTATGTAAAGTTCTTGATGAACAAATGAGTACTTTCAAACCAAATCTGCCTGTTTTGGTCACTCAGAATACTACTGACCAAATAGGATTATTAGGTTTAATGCTAGCTTTGTACACATCAGCTGACAAAGTTATTACATTTATGCCTAACCACGAGAAACGCAATGCAGTTCAAGCATTTCTGAATGAAACAAAGCTTGCTAATGAGATTGTAATAACCTCATTAGTAGCTACTTCAGCAGTATTTGAAGGCAGCGTTAAGGATTATAAGTACCAACAAGTGTGTCAAGTAGAATTTTTAGGTCAACGTTACAACCTGAATATTCCACAGACATCATTTTTTCTTAGTCTAAATTGTATTCCAGAGTTAGATTTAGGAACTGTAGAAAATTATGATAGCTTTGGTAACAGGGTTTCAGTTTTATGTAACGACAATTATTCTCCATTCTAATGAGCAGAGATAGTAGAAGATTTAGGGCAGCTATACTTCCTTATTTCAGAGAAGAGTATCATCCACAAATCCAAGTTGAAATAACAACAAACAGATTCAGACTAGGAACAACAGGTTTGGATGTGTTAATAGGGTTTAATATAACTACTCTTGCAGGTTCATGTGGTACAAAGTTCATTTCTCAATATGCTATGAACACAGAAAGATTGAACATTATGTTAGACTCTAGAAGAACTACAAAAAGTCTTCTAGAACGTATCTTTTCTGAATTCTATAAGCCTATGGAGGATATATGGTCACTGAAAAGGGCAACTGGGCAATTTCTCATGTCAAATAATGAGATAAAAGCTCCAGAATTTGCAGCAGATGTAAGGAAAATTGCAAATAAGATTCAGGAGAGTTACAATCCTAATTCAAAAAGGAAAGTGACTATCTATGTTATTGATTTAGGTATATGCAAGAAAAGGATAGAGTCCAAAAAGAAGCATTACAAGCAGTCACGTCGCAAGGCGGTAGTGGCTTAGTAGCTATGGCTACAGGAACTGGTAAAACAAAAGTAGGAATTGACTACGTTGAATTGCTAAAGAACAAGGGAAGAGGAGAATCCTTTGGGTTGTACCCACAGAGAAACTCCGAGATGAAGGGATTAAACAAGAATTTGTTAAGTGGGGTTCTGATTTCAGCAAAGTCCATCTCGTATGTTATGCCAGTCTCAACAAACTAGAGGGTTATGAATTTGACCTAGTAGTTCTTGATGAATGTCATAGAATTACTGAAAACAATTATCAATTTTTTCAACAGAACAAGGTAGGAAATACCATTGGTTTGTCTGCAACACCACCTCATGAAGAGGTTAAAAGGTCATTGTTAGAGTCTATTGGTTTAAAAGTGGTTTACCATTTACCATTAGATGAAGCAGTTGCTTTAGGAATAGCAGCACCATATAAAATCAAGATTATAGAGTCTTTCTTAGATGATAAAGAGAAGTATATCTTAGCTGGTAATAAGAAGAATCGTTTTTATACGACCGAAATGCAGCAGTATCAATACTTGTCTAATCAAATAAGGAGAATAATGTTCTCAGGTAAGGATGTACCTAAGTACTTATACCTTAACAGAATGAGATTTATCTATAATTTGAGAAGTAAGCATAATGTAGCCACTAGGTTATTGGCTTCACTTCCAAAAGAAGACCGAATCCTTATATTCCATAAATCAATTCCTAGAATTGATGAGTTGTGTGCTCACACTTTTCATTCTAAGACTAATGATGAGGCATATAAGAAGTTCATAGAGGGCAAAATAAGCCGTTTAGGAGTAGCTGATAAGGTCAATGAAGGTACTAACATACCTAATGTCGATAAAGCCCTTGTAGTGCAATTAAATAGCCAACCAAGAGAACTTATCCAACGTCTTGGACGTATCGTAAGATGGAGAGAGGGACATCAAGCAGAATTTTATATTATGCAGGTGTTACAAACTCAGGATGAGAAATGGGTAGCTAAAGCATTGCAGGACTTAGATGGACCTGTTGAATACATAAATGCAAAAAACATTTAGTGGAACAACTGAACGTTTATGTTGTAGGAGGAGCTTTAAGCTATATAGGTGTCTTAAATGGCTTAGATATTAAGCCTAGAGATACTAAAGTACTAACTGAGGCAGATTTAGTTCTGTTTACTGGTGGTGCTGATGTGTCACCTAAGTACTATGGTGAAAAGTTTCACCCAACAACATATGCAAACCCAAAACGTGATGAATTAGAGGCAAGAGTCTTTGCTATGGCATCAGCTATGAAAATACCTATGTTGGGTATTTGTAGAGGTTCGCAGTTTCTTACAGTCATGAATGGTGGAAAACTAGTGCAAAATGTGTCCAGTCACGCAATGGTTGGAAAGCACTCAGTTAGATTCAATAAGAAGAATAATGGCGTTAAAATTGCCATGACTTCTACACATCACCAAATGATGTATCCATATAATCTACCAAAGGATGAATATGAATTAGTTGCTTGGGCAGAACCAAGCCGTAGCTCCTTGTATGAGCGTGGTGATGGAGAAACCTATACTGTTCAAAATGAGCCTGAGATAGTTTACTATCCAAAAAGTAACTCTTTGGCTATTCAAGGACATCCAGAAAGACAACTCAGTGATGGAATTGTCATGGGAGTAATGGGTTACATCATCAACAAGTATCTATTTGATGAAATTCTTTAATAAGATTCGTATGGGCAAAGCTGGGAATTTTAGAGTAGAAGGTGGTGTATTAAATGAAAAGGGAAAGTTTGATTCAAATCCTGCAACACAAGCGTGTTTTTCTTTTATAAAAAGACATTGTGATGATAGGAAGGAAATCCTTTTTCATACTAAGGGGGGAGAGACTCCAGAGATAACTGAACAATTAGTTAAAATCATCAATTTAATCACACCATGTGAGATAATTGAACCAGATTTTAACAAACTTAAGCCTGAGTATAAACTTAACGATAACTGGGGAAAACATCTTGATACGCTTTATAACAATCAAATAGGAATAATCACTCAAAAGTCAACAGTATGGATTAAGTACAAGCTTTTACTTAGTTATAAACATAACTTGATTTTATTGAATTTCTTTCGAAGTCTCTGGTATATGCCTAGAGATACTGGAAAGAGTCGTAGACACTTGTTTCAGAATGCTAAGTTTTTTAAAGGATTGTTTAAATTCGATGTTGAAAAGCATGACCCTATGAGTTTTTTACTAACTCTATGGGATAATTGTTTACACAAAAAGCGAGTATTCACTACTGAGGAATTTAATCACTCTAATGTTACTGCAAAATCAATTAAAACTGGTCTTACAGTAGAGGAATTTCTTAGAGAAGCTAATGATGAGAGGTATAAGCAATCAACTGATGGATGGTCTAGTGACCATAAAATAACAACACAAGCCAAAATCATATGCCACTGATTAGTAAAAAGGTTGAGACTGTTGATGAGTTTTTTATCAGACAATCTCAAGAAAGAAGAAAGGAATATGACGCTGCAAAGGAACAAGCAATGCTTGATATGCAGGATGAAGACCTTCGCGATGAATTTGAGGAACAAATGTTCCTTGAACGGTACAATAATTTTGTTTATTAGTAAAAAAAGGAGTACATTTGTAAAATGGATAATGATAAATTACTTCAATTGTGCGATGTTCTTGGAGTGCTTAGGCAACTTGAGAATAGAGGATATGTTGAAAGAGGAGATGGAGAAGTAATTTTCACAAAGAGAGCAGAAGAAGCTCTCGCAGAGGTGAATGCTAAAAAGTTAACACCTAAGTTGAAAGAAGTTGTTGAATGGATAGATGAATACAGAAGTCTATTCCCTTCAGGAGTAAGAAGTGGAGGTTATCTAGTCAAGGGTTCTAAACAAGCTTGCATCAAAAAGATGCGTCAGTTTTTGAAAGAATACCCTGAATATGATAAAGACCTTATACTCGAAGCAACACACCGCTATGTAGAAAGAAAAGCCAGGGAAAACTACAAGTATATGCAGTTGGCACACTATTTCATTTTAAAAGATGGAGCATCCAATTTGGCTGCAGAGTGTGAACAAATTGCAGATGGTTTTGTAGAGCCTGAAAACCCATTTGAACAAACAATGTAGTATGTTTAAGGATACGTTAAGTAAAATTAGGCAATCTGCAGAAAATTTGGACAAGGGTCTTATTAACAATATCCCATTTGCTAGCTTTCCAAAATTAGCTAGTCATGTTCCAGGAATTGTTAAAGGCTTATACTATATAGTCACGGCATCTAGTGGTATTGGGAAAACCCAGTTTACCAAGAGATTGTTCGTATTGGAACCTTACATGTTTGTTAAGGAATGTAAATCTGATGTTAAACTCAAGATTATGTACTTCGCTTTAGAAGAAAGTAAAGAAGAGTTTATGTTAGGTCTCATTAGTAACAGACTTGCTATGGTTTATAACATCCATGTTAGTGTAATTGAGTTACAATCATTCACTGACAGACTCGACCAAAACATTATTGATAAGATTGAAGAGTGCCAAGAGTACTTTGAAGACTTTGAAAAGTATGTTGAGGTTATAGATACGGTGTATAATCCAACAGGTTTGTATAAACATGTGAGAGAATATGCTGATAGAAATGGTACGCATCACTTTAGAGATGTAGAGTACGGTGGTAAAGTTCATAAGATATATGACTACTATGAACCTGATGACCCAAATGAGTTTGTAATTGTAATTACAGACCATGTTAGTCTCCTACAAGAGGAGAAAGATAGGGAAACTGGTCATATGATGAACAAACACCAGACTATTAGCAAATGGTCTGCAGACTATTGCAGAAAACAAATATCCAAGAATTTTGGATATACAGTTGTTAATGTACAACAGCAAGCTGCTGAGAAAGAGAAGCAGGAATTTTACAGAGGTAACAGCGTAGAAGCTAAACTCGAACCATCTTTAGATGGACTAGCTGACAACAAGTTAACTCAGCGTGATGCTTTTGTAGTATTGGCACTGTACGCACCTGATAGGTACGAAATTAAGAGACACCTAAAGTATGATACTTCTATATTAGGAGATAATTATAGGGCTCTTAAAGTGTTAAAAAACAGATTGGGTAGACCAAACCTCAAGGCTGGTTTATTTTTCGATGGAAAAGTAAATGAGTTCATGGAGTTACCACCACCCAATTCTAGTGAAATCGAAAATTTTTATAACAGAGAAAAAAGTTAATGACAGAATTAGTGAAGATGGAAGACCATAAGGACTTCTTGCAAACGTTGATTGATAGCAAGAAACTACCTGGTCATGTGAAAAGTGTAGAAGATGCATTTACAATTGCTCAAATGGGAAAGGAATTAGGATTCGCTGCAATGCAGTCATTCCATTATATCATTCCTATCCAAGGAAAGCTGAGTTTATCAGCTAAGGGTATTGGTGCATTATTACGTAAAGGAGGAGTAGAATTTGTCACTACTGAAGATGGAGTGTATGTTTACAGTGATGGGACTACGAGTGAGTATCCCAAAGAAGGTGATGACAAACCTGTAGATAGGAGAACAACTATTGTTTTCTATCGCAATGACAAGGAAGAGACTTGTTCTTTTACTTGGAAAGAGGCTACAGGAATGGGACTTACCACCAAGGACAATTGGAAAAAGATGCCAAAGTTCATGTTATGGGCTCGTTGTTTATCAAAGGGTGCTAACAGAGTTGGGGCAGATTTTCTATTAGGTCTGTACTGCACAGAAGAATTGTTCGACCATATGGAAGGTGTCCAAGCGGTTCGAACTGAAGAAGGAGAAATTATTGAAATTAAAGACTAAGACTATGAATTGGGATAATATAGAATTCAGACAAGAAAGAAAGCTTTACACAGGACCGTGTAGAGTAAAAGTGGTAGCGGTTAATCCAACTAAAGATGAGCTTTGTGCTCTTCTAGGATTAGACCCAGAGAGAACTAATGACCCTACTTATGATGGTAGGATTGATGTTTATGTTAAAAATGAAGAGCATAACATCACAACTAAGATTGCATTCTTTGTAGATGGTGATGATGTACCACCTGCAGGAAACGGTAAGATTAAGTATATCAACCAGTATGGTAGAACTGCTTATCTTGCTAATCCAGATGACACATCTGAGTTAGATTGGTTCTCTAGAACAGGTTTGAGACCTGCCAAGAATGGAGAAGAGGAGCTTTATGCTTTCTTCATTAATTGGATTAATATTGACGCAGAGAAGGGTAAATTTGTCCTTCCTTACGAAGATATTGCCAATGGAAATATTGATGTTTTCACAGGAGCTTTAGAACGATTTGGTGACAAAGAGTTCGTGGGACTGTTAGGAGTAACTAAAGGTAAATACCAAGCAATGTATGCTAAGGACTTTGGTCGCACTTTTAACAAGAAATTCAATAAAGTTCAATGGAAAAATCATGATTTCACCACTGATTTCCAAGAGTATGTGAAACCTGCAGAACCTGACACAATGGAAGGTGAAGTAGAATTTGCTGCTAGTGGAGATGGAGGTGATGAATTACCATTCTAATCTGAACAGTAAGTACTTAATCAGGGACTCTCAAAAGGAGTCCCTTTTTTTGTATGAAAGACCAAATACTTAAGCGAATAACCCAGGAGGATATCTATGCCAGATACTTTCCTGATGAGATAGCACTCCAGACAAGGTATTGTAATCCTACTAGAATTGATAAAAATCCAGATTGTTATTTTACATATATCAATGACAGATTGATGTTTGTAGATTTTGGGGGAGACCCTACACATATGGATTGTTTTAGGTTCATTCAAGAATACTTTGATATATCATTCTATGAGGTATTAACTATCATCTCTAAGGACTTTGGTCTAGGCTTACATAAAATTGAATCATTAGATGAAGAAATTGTAACGCCTCAGACAAGAAAAAAACTTGTCCTGAACAAACCTACGCAAGTAGAGAAAGAGACAGTAATCAAAGTAGTGAATCAACCCTTTCAACGGGCTGATTTGGATTATTGGGCTCAATTTGGGATTAGCCTAGAGACATTAGTTAATTACAATGTCAGGGCTGTCTATCGCGCTTGGATTAATGGAGACTTTTACCATGAATACAAAGCTTATGACCCAATGTATAGATACAAAGAACAAGATAAGTTCAAACTGTACAGACCATTGGCAGATAAACGTTATAAGTGGAGAACTAATATGTCAGGTGGCGTATTAGAAGGGTGGTCACAACTTCCTGATAAGGGCAATCTTCTGATTGTCACTAAGTCTAGGAAAGATGTGATGACTTTACATGAGTTAGGCTATGCTGCTGTAGCAGTTAGGTCTGAATCATCTCCTGTATCTGAAAATGCTGCAGCATTATTGAATCAGAGATTTGGTAAAATCATTCTTTGGTTTGATAATGATAAAGCAGGTATTAAGTATTCAGACAAACTAAGTGATAAATATGGTTGGGAGACCATTAGTTTTCCAACTGGATTTCCAAAAGACCCGTCAGACTATGTTAAAGACTACGGGCAAACTGAACTTTTAAATTTCATTAAGAACATTTATGAATAATATATTCACATTAGGAGCAGACCCAGAAGCATTTCTGTATAATACAGACCTGGAGATGTATGTTCCTTCCGAGTTGTATTTTCATGGCACTAAGGATGAGCCAGAAGATTTAGCACCAGGCTATGCCGTATTATGTGATAATCTAATGGTTGAATTTAACATCCCGCCAGCAAGTACAAAGTTGGATTTTGTAGCTAATTTGAACCAAGCTATTGAATTTATCCAACAAAAACTACCAGAAGAGGTAGAAATCAGGTTCAACAACTCGGCAGTGTTCAGTGATAAAGCATTGCAATTCCCAACAGCTAATATGTTTGGATGTGCTCCACAAGAGAACATGTACAACATTATGCTGTTATGTCCCGATGACTTCCCACCAAACGTGAGATTTGCAGGTGGACATATTCATGTAGGAATGAAGATTAATAATCTCAAAAAGATGATTAAGCTCTTTGACCTGCATATTGGATTGCCTTTGGCTGCTGCTGAACCTCGTACAGAACTCTCTAGGAGAGATATCTATGGTGCTCCAGGCACTTATAGAACTACCTCTTATGGTTTTGAGTATCGCACCCCTTCATGTGAATGGTTACAAAGTAACGACAAGATTGAGTGGGTATGGGATAGTGTGGAGAGGATTGTCGAAGACTACCACAATGAAGGAATATTTTTACCTGATGACAATGAAGTCTTTCAGGCATTTGAACAGCCAGAATTGGCTAGGGAATTAATTGCAGATTACGCATGAGAATTGCTGTATATGGAACACTGCGAAGAGGTTGGGGAAACAATCGCTTATTAGCAGACTCAAAGTTTGTTGACGCAGGAAAAACAAAGGAGAAGTATACTATGTATGCTAGTGGGATACCTTTTGTATCATCACATAAGCCTACATCTAATATTCATGTAGAAGTATTCGATGTTCCTGAAGAAGATGTACCAAGAGTAGATGGGTTAGAGGGACACCCAAATTGGTATCAAAGAAGACCCATACAAGTAATACTTGATTCTGGAGAAGAAACAACTGCAGAATTGTATTTTATGGATGGAGAAAGAGGTCTCCCTGTTGTAGAAAGTGGAAACTATGAAGACGCCTAAATTTAAATACGTTAGAATACGTTCAAGACACCCATCACATGAAGTTTTAAGAAAGAATCCTTCCTTAAGATTTGATGGAAAGTCTGTATTTCGTCTTGGCAGCACTACGCAGGTAGATGTTCCTCACGAAATCAATACCGTTGAAGCTGTTAAAGTATCTTCAAATAAACTGAAGATGAAAGAAGCTTTCAAGAATGGTAAGATACAAAGCCCAAAGATGTACACCATTACAGACCCTTTTAATACTGCTGAGATTGAAAAATATCCATTAGTAGCTAAGAAAGTTCTTGGTAGTAGGGGACGGGGTATGCAGTTCATTGAGAATGAAGAGCAATTACTACAATTCTTTAATGGTAATACTCAAGGATACTACTTAGAGCAATACTTTTCAGGAGCTAGAGAGTATCGTTTACATGTTTCAGCACTTGGATGCTTCTATGCTTGCCGTAAGCTTAGAAAATCTGATGCTGAAGAGAGATGGTATTTCAATTCAAACAACTGTATCTGGGCTACAGAGAAAGAACAAGAGTTGGATGAGGATGGGAATTTCGTAAAATTCACTAATGTGGATTCTGAACAATTCAATAAACCAACTACTTGGTGCCAAATTGTAGCACAATCACAGAAAGCTTTATCTGCGGTAGGGCTTGATGTCGGAGCAGTTGATGTTAGAGTTAACACTAAAGGAGACTTTCAAATCTTGGAGACTAATTCAGCTCCTTCATTTGGTGAGAAGACTACTTTGATGTATCTCGAACACTTACCGCAACTCATGAATCATAAATACGGACTCAATCACAAATCATAATGTTAAGTTTATTTATCTTTGCTTTTGCCTTAGTGAATTTTATTTCACTCCTAATATTTAAGGGTAAGAGTAATGTGTTAAGTTGCGGATTAGGCGCATATAATGGTAAAGTAAAGCCAAACGAACTCCTTCTCAAAGTTATTGGACAATACAATGAAGAAAGAGGTATACACTCTTGCGGAATTGCTGTCAACAATTTCATTGATGTAGGAGTAGGAAGTATTGCACGTTTTAGGAATTTTGTCAAAGACTTTGACTTTCCTAAGATGACAAAGACCTTCAATGTAATCCTTCACACAAGGAAAGCAACTGTAGGTGCACACACTAAAGAGAATGCCCACCCTTTTGGGTTTGGGTGTGATACTGATGACCCAGAAGTTCCAGATGAAGAGGTTGGATACAACTTTATTGGAGCACATAATGGAAGTCTCATAGACTGGAGAGACCTTACAAAGGATATTGAAATTCCTGAAGAGGTAACAGTCAATATGGATTCACAAGCTCTCCTTTACCGCTTATATCATGATAAGAACTACAAGGTTCTGTCTGAGTATAAAGGAGCTGCAGCTCTTATCTTCTATAACTCGAATAATCCTGATAGGCTCTATGCCTTTAAGGGGGCAGCGGGTGATGATGAAGAAAGACCGCTGTACTATGTTCAGTATGTGAATAGTAGAGGTAAGGTTACTGGTGTATATCTATCTTCTATGAAAGAACCATTTGAGTTCGCTGGACTTAAAGACATCAAAGAAGTTCCTAACAACACTATCCTTACTTTTGAAGGTGGTGAAGTTATCAATGAGCTTAAAGTAAAAAGAGGCAAGGAATTAAGTACAGCATATGCTCGTAACAGTACAGCTGTAACAACAACTCCTTCTACGAGAACTAATGCCAGAGTTTCTCATTCAGGAGCACGTCAAATTCCTATCAGCACTTTCACAGGTTCAGCCAAGGCTCATCAACTTCTTTTAACCCCAAACGAATATTTCGTGGGCAGCCATATCGTAGGCGGAAAGATTTATTACCGTTGCGGACGTTACTTCCGTAATGGTCATTTAATCAATGGTATATGGCTTCTTCGCGAAGATGGTGAACAACTTGGATGGTATATGACTCAAGCTGTAGCCAATAAAGGTTTGAGGGATTTCCGCAAAAAGTACAATAAGAATAAGAAGAAGGATAAACTCAATGCTTCACTATATTACTTTGCAAAAGGTATTATGTGTAAGGACTTTGAGGCCATGAATGATGCTAATGCAATGTTAGATGAGAATAGTACACGTTTAGGTGATTTATCTAAATGTTCGATATATCCCATCACCTTTGTAGCATCAACTAATGATAACTATAGAGTATCTTCTTATCCTGCTTGGGACGGTAAACTAACTTTCAGTGCTAAGTTTAAGCCAGAATTTAGTTTATACACCTTTGAGTACAATAATGGATACTTGGTAGATGTACAACCTGTGGACAGTAGAACTCCTTTCTTTGAAACTTTCTTAAAAGGAATGGATTTGAATAAAAAAACTAAGGCTTCCTTAGATTTCAAAGACATTTTTTCAGAATTGTTAGAGCCAAAAAAGGAGAAGCCCGTAGAGAAGAAGACACCTACGACTTCTGGGCAGAACTCTACGGATGGTATGCTCCAACAGTCTTCAGAGCTTAGTGCAGAAGAGGAGAAAGCAGCTCAGGAGCGTGTTGATGCCCTTATCAATGAGAGTTGGGATAAGTTCACAGAGACTACAAACTCTGATTGGACAGATATGGACGAAATTGCCATTGCACAAAGTCTTGACCAAGCTGAACAGCTAGTTCAAACTTATGCAGAAGGTATGGGTCTATTTGAACCTGACCAAGTAGGTTATGAGATTAGTACAAAGCTTTTAGAAGCAGCGTATTATATAGCCAAGAAAGTTCAAGAGATTGGAGATGACTGTGGGTATGTATTTACTGATACAGAAACAGACCAACTTAAGTTAATTATCATGTCATATGAAATTTTAGAACATGTCGAAGGAAACAAATTCAAAGAAGATAAGTAAGCTCACAAAAGTGGAAGCCTATGACCAAAATATGAATCTACAAAAGGTTCCAAGGTCTGAAACTAGGTTTATCAAGGGAGCATACTATATCATTGACAAAGGATGTGTTCTGATGTCAGATGGTCAATGGTACAGAGTAAATCATCCTAATATAATCTTTGATGAGGCAACTGGTACATTTAAATTCTTTCAGGATACTGCTGCCAGACCTTACATCAAAGACTTTGTGGATGGTAAATATGTGATTGCATATAGTAGTAAAATACCAACGAATGCTGCAGATAATATTTTTGATTTGTATTATGGTGGAAACTTTGGTAATACTACTGGAATGAATAGTGTTTACATTGCAAAGGTTATAAAACCAATGTTCCATGATGAACAGGTTCAGAAGATGTGTGATTGTTATGGTAGAAGAATTGAAATTTATGTTCTTCCTATAGCAAGTGAAGCAGTCGAAAAATCTGGAGCTATCAAGGAACCTCGCAATGGATTCTATGTTCCAGCACTTCCAAAAATTGTAAGAAGGTTATTCAGAAAACCTACTCGCAACCAAGGAAACATCTACACAAAAGCGTTACAGTATAATGTTTCAACTTCTGAATATTACAGGAAGAAGGCTGAGGCAGGTTATGCAGCTAACACTTTGACACCAAGTAAAACTCTTTTAGAGGTTGCAGAACATTTACAAGGTCGTACATTTGGTGTAGAGATTGAAACAGTGTCTGGACAAATCCCAGAAGATACTTTAGCTAAGTTAGGATTTCTTCCACTAAGAGATGGCTCTCTGGATGGTGGTATTGAGTATACCTCAATTCCATTTTCAGGAGCTAAAGGTCTTGCAGTTATGAAAAAATTCTATACTGAGATACAGAATCTCTGTAGAGTAAATGAGATGTGCTCTTTCCACGTTCACTTCGGTGGATTTGAAAGAAGTAAACTCAATGCTCTCACACTGTACAAACTGTGCTACAGACTGCAGGAGGAAATGTTTGATATGATTCCACCATACAAAAAAGATTATAGATATTGGACAAGTAAGAGACAGACAAAAGACCATTGTCAATCTTTGAAAAGCTTGAATCTGAATCTTGACCGTATTGATACAAACAAGGCAAGAATGAAAGTAGAGTTTAACAAATTCTTTGAGTTCTTGACTGAAGGTTCTAAGGAGAATCAACGTTTCAATTGGGATAACAGACATTCTCCTAAAGAGGGGGCAAACAAATGGAATCTTAATTCCAGATACTTCTGGGTTAATTTCTTACCGTATGCCTTCCTTCCTCAAGAGACTGTAGAGTTCAGAATCTTCAATTCTCCAATGGATTTTAACACAGCTCTGAATTACTTACTCATTTCCAATGCTATTCTATCTTATGTAGAAGACCACGGAGATATTGTAAGGGACAATAGAGAGAAAATTACATTGGAAGATGTAATCAGTTCTGCATATCCTGAGGCTTTTGCTAACAAAATCCTTGATTTTATCAATGACAAACGTCAGCAATACCATAAGGATTTCATCGGTGATAATATCTATGCTGAAATTGAAAGGTCTAATGCTCCATATGAAATTGATAATCTTAGTGATGCTCAATTAGATAAGAGAATTAAACTTCTCCAAAATCTACCGCCTGAGGTTGAACCTGAAAGGGAAGCTCCTCAGAGAATGAGACCACAAAGATTTGCAGTAAATATGGAGGCAATTCGTATAAATGCAGAAGAGGCTTTTCACCGTGTGGAAAGAGAGAATGCAGAACTAAGAGAGCAACAAAGGGTTAATCAAAATCAAGTAAATCAAGATGATTTTGGCATCTTTGATATAAACGATGAGTAAGGAGTATTACGAAAGTGAGTCAGTTTCACAGACTAGACTCAAGAAAATTTGTAATCATCCAATGTCATATAAACTATATAATCCATTTGGGGAGAGTTCAGCTTTAACGCTGGGCTCCCTCGTGGATTGTATTCTTCTAACTCCTAATGAGCTAGAGGAAAGATTTATTGAGCTAGAGGATAACAGTATACCTACAGCAATAAAGTCTATATGGGATGAATTTTACGAACACTGTGAAGTACTGGGAAATTTTGACTATCAAGGAGTCATTGAAGAGGAGCTTCTACATAACATTATTGAAGCTCAAGGATACAGACTAAAGAATAAAAGAGCTACTAGGCTTAAGTTTGTAATAGACAATGCACAATACTTTGAGAATAAAGTCAAAGCCCGAGGAAAAACTGTTATAGATAGTGAAACTTTAGCTAAGGCACATGAGATTTGTGAGTCTATCATGAATCATCCTTTTACAAGTCATGTGATACCATCAGCTACAGAAACACAAGTAGCTATCTATTGGAGATTCAAAGACTATGATATTGAATTAAAGTCTCTTCTTGATTTCATTGAAATTGATGAAGAGAACAAAACAATTCAACCATGGGATTTGAAGACTACTGCTGGTTATACCAGTAAGTTTCATGAAGCTATTTATAAATTTAGGTATGACTTCCAAGCTGCTTTCTATACTGCAGCATTGATGTTTGCATATCCAGACTATACAATTTTACCATTTAAGATTCTCGTAGAAAGCACTACTCGTATAGGTGCTCCTATGATATACACACTATCAGATGAAGCTCTCAAAGTAGGAGCTTTTGGTGGCGAAATAGATGGTGTATATTATGAAGGATGGATGAATTGCCTTGATACTTTGGCATGGCATTTAAAAGAAAACGTTTGGGATTATCCTAAGTTTGAGTACGAACAAAAGGGACAAGTCACAATATGAGTGAATGGAATAAAACTTCTAAATTCTTAACTCCTACTATAATCTCTACAGGAGAAGGTAAAGAATTTTCACTAAATGGATTACAACAACTAGGGCTGGAAAATGTATACCTAGATGATTTTGGTTTAGTCCATTTCGATTGGAAGTGGTATCATGAACCAGAAGCTTACTATCTTTATTGTGTGTTTAATGTAGATTCTCTTGAAGATTTTGCATCTATTGAAGAAACTCTTAGGAGTTTTGACAATTGGACAGACTACTATGATGTTGATGACTCTACAGTTGTCCATATATTCAAAGTAGCATCTAGATATAACAATGATGTAGAAAGATTTAGAAAAGGTCAGTACTCTAAATTCTCTCAAGCCTTAAAAGACAAGTACAATTCCGAATTAGCAAAGGGAATTGTTAATAAAAGTGAGGCTACGAGAAGATTAATGAGTGAAATTTATGGAGTAGATATTCCAGAAAACCAGGAATATATGTCTATTCCCACAGAAAAAGATGAGATTTTCAGATATGAATAGAGTAACAAAACAAACCCTACAAACAATTGCAGTAGGTCTATTAGCATTTGCCATCATTTTAGCTGGTATTTTGTACATAGCGTAAGTTTAATTAACATGAAGAAGAATGAAAACACTATTTCTTTCGCTGCTGTTGGCAGTGGGTATCATGTGTTCTGCCCAAGTAAGGGTCCATGAATACCAAGACGCAAGTGTTGATGTAGTATTTAACTCTGGAGGAGAACAGATGCTGCATTACACTTACAATCAAGGATTTTTCCACAACAATCTGTTTGGATTTAACTATAGGGTCTCCTATGGTGCATCCACAACATTGCAAGACCAATTTTGGTTTCAGGCAGGTATTCAATACAAGCTTGACAAGAAGCTATCTCCATACGGGCAGACCTTAACCCTGTATCCCTTATGGTTTAGAGGCTACATTGGCTCAGATTATGAGACACCAATAGGCTTAGCATACGGATATTATGGACATCCTCACTTCAAAATAGATTTTATGGTGAATTATCATGACTACGGTTTGGATTATTCACTAAGATTAGCTAAATTTGTAAAGTGGTAATGTTATTATTATTCACAACACTATTAGCAATTGAATTTTTCCTATCTCCTAGATTTGACAAGACCGAAGAAGGTTGGATTCTTTGGTATGGTGGAAAGGACAACAGAAAATACGTCAAATTATGAGTAGGCGATTTGTGATTGGAGACATTCATGGGGGGCTTCGTGCCCTCCATCAGTGTCTAGAGCGAGCTGGAGTAAATCCAGAAGAAGATCAACTAATCTTTCTCGGAGATTATGTAGACGGTTGGTCTGAGTCAGCAGAGTTAATTCAATTCTTAATTGAACTTCCTGGTGACCACATATTCCTTAAGGGTAATCACGACCAATGGTGTCACGACTGGCTTCATATGGGGAAACAACCTCTAATATGGACTAAACAAGGTGGTCAAGCTACTATTGATTCGTATATCAGAACTGGATACATCAATGATGACCATAGAATTTTTTTCAGAAAGCTCCACAACTATTATATAGACGACCAAAACAGAGGTTTTGTACATGGTGGATTTCGTTCTAGAAAAGGTCTTGGTCATGAAGCATATACATCAGATTACTACTGGGATAGAGACTTATGGTCTTTGGCTCAGTTTGCAGAAGGTGCTGATTTACACGCACTTATGGAGCATGAAAAGAGATTTACCAAACACAAGGAAATCTTTATAGGACATACTAGTACAATAAACTGGAATAGAACTGACCCTATACATGCAGCAAATGTGTGGAATCTAGATACAGGTGCTGGCTTTTCTGGTAAGCTGACCATCATGGATGTTAATACTAAAGAATATTGGCAAAGTGAACTCGTTAAAGAGTTATACCCAGACGAACATGGTAGATAAAATAATTAATGCACCTATGACTTGGTGTGCAGAATATTCTGAAGCCCCAACAGAGGTAGAAATCATACTATCTAAAAAAGATATTAAAGAAATCAAACGATTGAGTAAGTATGCTCAAAAGAATAAGGTTGATATCTTATATCAGTTGTATGATAGTAATTGGCAAGGGAACTTTAAATCAGACTGGAGCTATCTTAAAATTATGGAATATGGAAATTTCTTCTTTGTTATACATAATAAGTATGATGTTAGTGATTTTGCAGAGTATGAGATTGAAAATCATTATATATCATGATGAGATGTGAATACTGTGGTAAATTTATAGGTTATGAGGAGTTCAATAAGGGTGAGGCAATAGTTGAATCTTTTACTCCAGATAGTCATTTTACCATTGAGAAGACTGAGATGGCACATGTTAAATGTATGAACAGAAATGCCAAGACATAACAATTATCCAAAGGTCAAGTACAAAGGTACTTACTACTTTTTGTTTGACCGTACAGAGGGGGAAGCTTATATAGGTACACAACCAGCAAATAAGTTTCCAGTATCAATCGAAGAAATCGAGTTATTATGATGAGAGAATCTGTAGAGCAACGCATTAATAGAATGTGGTTTGCACAATGGCCTATCTCTCATCAACTCGATTTGATTGAAGAGAGTAATATAGATTCTAAGATTAAGAATCTTGTAAATGAAAAAGTAAGACAAAATCAATACTAATGGAGAACACAAAAATCCAAATTAAACAAACATTGTTAGGTGACAGATTCCATGTGTCAGAAATCTCTACTAATGTAGAAACAGAGACAGAAACTATCACTACACTATTTACTGGTTCAATCAGTGAATGTAAAGACTACATCGCATTGAAAGAAAAGGGTTACATTATCTAATGAACACTGAACAATTTGATAAGGTCTTAAACTCTAGATTAGAGAAGACTAGACAAGTACTTGGAGTTAAGGCAAAAGAGTATGTCCGTAATGGAGACAGACTGCATAACTTCAATGTTGCAGCCCAAAGAAGGGGAAGCACACGAGAAAGAATTCTGGATGGATACCTTCTAAAACATCTTATGTCATATGAAGATATGTTGGATGATATAGAAAAAGGTAACCTTCCGAGTTACAGTTACATAGATGAAAAGATTGGTGACATTATCAATTATTTCATTCTTCAAGAAGCCTGTATTGTTCAAACTATTAAGGAACATGAGGCAAAAGTAAGTACTTCTAAACCTGCAGCAGGTAATGGCGGATAAAAGAGTTTACTTTAACGATGAGTGGAATCAGGAAAAAGCTCGTAAAAGACCTAACGCTGCTCATTATGATAGTATGAAGGACTACTATGAAGACCTTGAAAAATATGAACAATGGTTAACTGAAAATGAAGAAAAAAATATTACCTGATGATTAGAATCATAACAATTCTTTGTTTAGCTTTTATTCAAAATATAAGCTTTACTTTGGTTTCTCGTAGTAGAAACCGAGATAACAAAACCTTTCACATATTTGCTGCTATAGGCTCTAATACTCTCTGGTTTTTAACATTTAGAGAGTTAGTACTTGCTGATATGACTCCTATTTTATTAATACCTTATGTAATAGGTACAGTAGTAGGAAGTGTTGTTGGTATGGATATCTCTATGTGGATAGAGAAAAAGTTAGGAGCATCAGCAGATAAACATTTAAATAAAGAGAAATAGAAAAATAAATGCATAGAGAAGAAGAATATTTTAGAGGGGATGCCATGGCAGCAAGTGTATGGCGCGGAAAATATGCATTACCTTCAGAAGAAACTCCAGATGATATGCATCGGAGATTAGCTCGTCCTTTTGCTAGGATAGAGCACGAATACTTGCAACAAGAGAATGACCTTGACCCAGCATTAATTGACGAATTGTCTGATTATGGGAAACAAAGGTTTGTAGACAGTCGTGATTTCAGCCAAACTGAGGTAGAAGAGGCAATCTACAAATTATTCAAGGACTTTAAATATATTATACCACAAGGTTCTATTATGTCAATCTTAGGTAGTGACAAAATTGGTTCACTATCTAATTGTTTTGTAGTAGGACAACCTCATGATAGTTATGGAGGGATTCTCCAAAAGGATGAGGAGTTGGTACAACTCATGAAGAGAAGAGCTGGTGTAGGACTAGACCTTAGTTCCCTACGCTATGAGGATGCTTCAGTTACTAATGCAGCTGGTTCCTCAACAGGAGCTCCTTCCTTTATGGATAGATACTCTAATAGCACCAGAGAGGTAGCCCAAAAGGGGAGAAGAGGTGCTTTGATGCTTACCATTATGTGTAATCATCCTGACGTGGTTAAATTTATCAATGCAAAGCAAGATAGAACTAAAGTCACAGGTGCTAATATTTCAGTACTGTTGACTGATGAGTTCATGGAAGCTGTGAAAGATGATGGTGATTTTGATTTAATCTTTGATGGAGAGGTTGTTACCACTGTCAAAGCAAAAGAAATCTATGACCAGATTGTACACAATGCATGGGATAATGCTGAACCAGGTCAAATGTTCATTGATAGACATTGGGATTGCTCTCCTGATTCTGTCTATGATAAGTATAAAGGAGTAACTACTAATCCTTGTGGTGAAATCTTTATGGGTCCATATGATGCCTGTAGGCTAATGGCACTTAACTTGTTTAGTGTAGTAAAAGACCCATTTAAAGAATTAGCATCTTTAGATGAAGAACTTCTTTATAGTGTTGCATATGAGCAACAAAGATTGGCAGATAACCTTATTGACTTAGAGATAGAACATATCTACGAGATTATCAATAAGATTCATCTAGACCCAGAGCCAGACGAAGTTAAGGTTAGAGAACTCCATTTATGGAACAAGGTTCTTGATACTGCATCTTCTTCTAGAAGAACTGGTTGTGGATTTACAGCTTTAGGTGATATGCTAGCTGCACTAGGATTAAAGTATGATTCAGAAGAAGCCATGGGATTCATTGCTAAGGTAATGAAGATTAAGATGACTGCAGAGCTTGATGCTACTGTAGATATGGCAATTCAACGTGGACCATTTGCTTTATTCCATCCTGAAAAGGAGTATTACAATTACCATGTAAGTGAGGGTAGAGAGGGAGTTAACAGCTTCTTCCAATTCCTTAACAAAGAGTTTCCTCGTCAAGTTTCCAAGATGTGTAAGTTTGGACGTAGGAATGTATCATGGTCTACTGTAGCTCCAACAGGTAGTGTGAGTATCTTAGCTAAGGCTATTAAATATGCCAATCTATCTTCTGGCATGGAGCCTATCTTCAAGAACTACTATATCCGTAGGAAGAAGGTAAATCCTGGAGAAGATGGTGTAAGAGTAGATTTTGTAGACCAGAATGGAGACAATTGGATGGAATACCCTATTGTTATGGGAGCATTCAAAGATTGGCTGGAAATAAAGGGAGTGGAAGATGTAGAGCTTTTAACTGAGCAGGAGATGGACGAATGGTTCGCCAAATCCCCTTGGTATGGAGCCTGTGCAGAGGATATTGATTGGATGAATAGAGTGAGGATTCAGTCTATTATTCAAAAGTATACTTCACACAGTATCTCATCAACCATTAACTTACCCAAAACAGTTACAGAACAAGAGGTTGCAGAAATCTATCTGTATGCCTATGAATGTGGCTTAAAGGGAGTTACAATCTATAGAGATGGTTCACGTTCTGGTGTCTTAATTACTGAGAAAGAAGATGATAATGATAAGTTCGTAACAAGAGATGCACCCAAGAGACCAAAAGTACTACCATGTGAAGTTCATCAAAGTGTAAAAGATGGAGAAGAGTTTCTCATTATAGTAGGTTTATTAGATGGTAAACCTTACGAAGTCTTCTGTGTTGATAATGAATACAATCTACCAAGAGGTGTTCTAGCAGGAGATATTATTAAACAATCTCGCAGTAACTATACTGTAAAAATCCCAGAAGTCATTGATATTGAGCGTATTGGAGACAGTATGTCCAATGAAGAAGCTGCTTTATCACGAATGATTAGTACAGCCTTAAGGCATGGTGCTGATATTAAATTCGTAGTTGAGCAGTTGAATAAAGCTGAGGGAGATTTACAGGCATTCAGTAAAGTAATTGCACGAAACCTTAAGAAGTATATCAAAGAGGGTGAAGAAGCAACAGGTGTCACTTGTGATAACTGCGGTTCTACCCACATTATATATGAAGAGGGTTGTCAAAAATGTGCAGATTGTGGAACAAGTAAATGTTAAATATGAGCTGGTTATTAATATTAATCCTACTGTTTTTACTCATCAGACAAAATGACTAAACAAGAGGATAAGGTATGGGTGGAACATCCTCAAATGGGGGATGTTTCCTTTACCCGTATGACCGCACGTCAAGAAGATGTGCTTAGGGAATATTCAAACCTTAAAAGTAAAATAGAGGAGTTGAAAAGATTGACAAGTGAGTTTCCAAATGACTATGAATTTGGACTCAAAGTGAGAGAGATTTTAAGGAAATAAAAATGAACGTAGAAATTTATCAGAATATTATCAGTAAGACGGCAGTATACCCGTCTAGTGTAGATAAGTTTGGAGTAGCCTATACTTATTTAGGACTTCTTGGTGAAAGTCAAGAGGCGATGGATAAGTTACATGATTACTTCTTGACCTATGTATATCCAACATCCGTTAGTAAAGAGGATGTTCTCAAGGAATTGGGAGATGTATATTGGTATATAACTGCCATGTGTGGTGAATTAGGTATCAATGTAGCTAATGTTATTTCAACAACAGCTAAAGGAATTGAACCAGAAGAAGCTATGTATGATTTGGAGAATGAGTTCCACACTCTACCATATCTTGCAGAAAGTTTTAAGAAGTTTTATCGTGACGGTAAAGTCTTAGAAGTTGGAGACATTACTGAAATCTTAAGTAGAATTTGTTATATGATGGCTGTGCTTATTATTAGTTTAAACTCTACAGTAAGTGCTGTACTACAGACAAACTATGACAAGTTAATTGCACGAAGAGAAACCAATACACTACACGGAGATGGCGACAACAGAGAAGAAGCGAAAGCACAGTCATAAACAATGTGCTGTACACCTTTGTTTTCTTAATGAAAATGAAGAGTGTGAAATATGCCTAGATGAGATGCATCAAAATGAACAAGCCTATTTAGATATGGCTTATGATGACCTCACAGAAGATGGCGAAGATTTTGACTATTGATTGTAGTATTTTTGATTAAACAACGAAGGGGAGCTGTAGTGGCTCCCCTTTCTTTTTGTGCAGAAGTGTAATAGAACTCTAGTCGTAGATTTCTAAAATCTTAATACCATTCTCAGGATTCAACATGTAACCATTAAGACCAAGTAGTTTCATAAATGCTACATTGATTTTAGGGTCACCCTTTTCTGCAAGGTTTCCAAAGATGGTTTTATAGTTCTCATTTCTTTGATAGTAGGCTGTATTTTGACCAAATAGAGTTGGTCCAATAAGCCCTGTTGTACGGAATAATTTTTCCCCAACTGACCAGATAGGTGAAGGAGTACGGAAACTCTTCAATGTACCACCTGGATTTAGTGGGAATCCCCAAGTATTGATACTACCTAATCCAAAGTTGTAGAAGGAAAGTTCTGATTGTGCTCTCATAGACCAATACAGTGCATACTTCATACCTAAAGTCATTCCAATACCCCTCTCATCATCATCGTCAGCATCCTTTAATCCTGCTGCTAATAATGCAGCTATACTTGACAGTAGTAACATATAAGTTATCTCAGCTGCAGTTCTTTTAACATTTGCAACTTCCTGTTTAGTAAGATTGTGTGACTGATTAGTTAGAAGATTCCATAATTCATCTCTTTCTGAAATCAATTTACCAAAGAATGTTCTGTAATAACCTTCATATTCTGCACCTAACTCATAATCATAGCCCCAACCCTGGAATCTTCTTCTTACGTTGGGAGCAATAAACTTACGATACATCATAAGTAGTCTACCTGCATTATGACGTTCAATCAATGGTCTATCAAATGAATTGTATACACCATTGAATCTCTTATTCAGTGCATGAATTTTTCGTTCAGCTTCGTGGTTGAGGAATTCTACACCAGGTTGTACGGCCAAATTACCATCCTTATCTACACTATAAGCATCATACAGAGAAATGGTTTTACCACCTGCTGTTTTTACTTTAGTGTCTTTTAAGATGGACATCATCACTTTAACTTGGGCAGCGTGTTCACCCTTATGCATAAAGGAGAACCAACCTTTACTTCCCCACATTTTCTTTACTTTACCTTGAGACATCTTACGACCGTATTCATCTATAAACTCTCCTTGTAAAGCATCGTATAATTCAGCTAACTGTCCAATCTTAGACTTCTTGGCTGTACCCAACATATCAGACATAAAGCCAGGCTCATTCTTTCTGTATTCAGCCTTAGCCCAGAACCATGTCTTTGTTGAAAAATGCTCTCCTGACCAAGCATCAATAGCTGTAGATATATGTGCAGCCATTGAGTTCGCCACAGCAAGAACAGGATTACCACCAATTTGTGTGAATGATGCAAATCCCATTAGAGCATCTGTTATTTTATTCCAGTTGACACCACCAGCATTAGACTTCAATCGAGTCTTACCGTAGATGTGCATATCTATAAGAGCTTCCAACATAGCAGCAGTATTATTACCTTTATGCTTACGGAAGTACTCTCCTAAGAATTTATTACCAATCTTGGTATCTTTTAATTTATCTTCAGCAGAATGTAGTGGCCCTTTTTCACTAACTGTTTTAGATAGAGCTTTAGCTACAGGTTCTAATTGTACCTGTGCTGCATGTTTATTAGCTGCAGCATAATAAGTAAGGACAGAACCCATAAGGTCAAGAGATGTATTCTCCATACCTAAGTCAAGCTTATATAGATGAGGAATAATCTTCCTATCCTCACCGTATTCTTCTTGCTCATTAGGTAAGAATCTAGTAGCACCTTCCCAAGTCCTTCTTAACCAACCTTTAGTATCACCTTCTCTAACCCTGTCATTGGCAATTTTCTCAATACCAGGTAGGCGATACATCATTGGAGTATCTTGAATCATTTGTTGACCTGATAAGTAAGTGGATAATAGGAACTTATAGTATTTCTCTTTAGCTCCACCATCCATTACTGCATTCCATTTCTCATTACGGAACATATCCCAGTTAGGCATAGTAACTTCTTTACCAACTGCTTTTGTTCCTTCAGGAGTAACCACAAAGTTTTTGTCGAACCACTCTTCATAAGAAGTAGTGGATGCTTTTGCTTCACGAATCTTTGCATGATATCCTTCAATAAGTACAGCTTTTTCACCAGGCTTATATGGATTATCAATTGTGATATCCTCAGCCTCTCTTGAGACTCTGTATCCTTTTTCTACTGCCATCTTTTGTAGTAGTTGATATTTTAAAGTAATCTCATTTGCTTCTGCATATATAGGGTTAGTAGTTTTTAATATTTTAGCTTCTATTTCTGCCTCTACAGCCAAGTCTTTCATTGCCTTACTGTAAGCATTATAATCAAGCTTTTGTACAAATGAGTAATATTGTTTATCTCCCTCCTGAATTACTTCATAGAATGGTTTGTTAAACTCTTTAACATTATCTCTAGATACACCAGCTTTCTTTGCATATTCATCAAAAGCCTTAGCTGCAATCTTTTCTACACCGAACAGATGCTCTCTAACCTTATCAAAAGCTTCTTTCATATGCAGAGCAAACGTAGCAATGATACTGTTATTAACACTAACAGCAGGATTAAGATGAGCAGACATAATAGAAATGTCTTTGTAGTCACCAGTGTTTAGCATTCTAAGAATAGACTCTTTAGATTCATAGTACTTATCCTCAATACGAGCTAGTCTATTTTCTAATCCCCTTCTACGTCTATCTGACAATTTCTCATTAGTCAGTTTCTTTTTGATGATTGCAATCTCTTCAGCAAGATTACTCTTCTTATCCTGATTAGGTAATTGTTCTGAAAGGAGTTCAGCCAATATAGGATTAACCCTATTCTTAGAGATACGCTCAACTCTATTGAACTCAGAGATAATCTTATCTAACATATCCAATACGGAATTATCCTCTCTTGGAATATCTTTAGAGTTTTCATATAGGTTCTGTAGTTCCTCTACAATACCTCTGAATAGGTCTTGTTCAGACTTAAATAAGTCAAGTTGTTGTAGGATATCAGCAGTTGAGATGTCCTTATCAGTATCAATTCTATCAACAAAAGCTTGGAATCTTTTAGCTAAACTGTTCTTATCAGTTACAAACTCTTGATGCATATACTCAATGAACTCAGCTATTTGACTGAAGTCATTACCAGTTTGAATATACTCAATCAGTTTGTTAATTTTACCTACTGAGTCATACTTCTTTTGTTTCTTCAGTACATCAATCTCTTTCTCAAGTACTTCAATTACTTCTTGTAAGAACTCTGTGTTACCAAACTCCATTAGATTAGATGCAACCTCTTCCTTAGTGGAATGTTTTTTCATCATATCCATAAGGGTTTTATCCTCTTCATGAAGATAGAGAGTTTCCATTTTTAGCTCATTAATTCTATTGTTTTCGCCAAGCTGAGTAATCTGGCTACCCATAATACCAATAGTCTTAACAGGCTTACCTGTAACTTGCTCTACTGCATGTTTATAGATAGTCAACTGTGTAGCATGTAATTGTTTTTTAGAAGAGCGTCTGACCCCATCTTTAACAAATACTCTATCATAAGTTTGACGTACTTTTGTAACAGGATTAACTGAAGTTTTTAAATCAATAATGTGCATTGTACCATCTGATTCAATAATCAAAAGGTCAAGTGTACCCGCTACACCAAAGCCAGTGCCTAAAGTAATCTGTGGTAAGAATACAGCACCAGGGTATATCACCTTGTATTTATTAATCTCTGTTACAAGCTCATTAACAGCTTTTTCTGAAATGGAAATACCATTTCTCAATCTCTTAACATCTTGATAGATGTCAGGTAAACTCTTACCAAGGATGGCTCCTTCCAATACAATATCAGTAGTATTACCAAGCTCTCTATTTATTTCATATCTACTCTCATCATTAGACTGAAATGCGAAATAACCATCTCTCAACTTCTTAATGAAGTTAGTGGTTCTTAAATATTCTTTACCTGCAGCATCTACATAGTAGTTACCTACAATGGCTTTATATTTAGAGTGCTCACGAATAAGAGTATCCGCTAGTTCTTTCTGAACTCTTGGAGCACCATTAGGGATTTGCTTATCAAACAAATCCTGCTTCTTTTGGTCAAGCTCAAACCTTACTGGTTCTTCACCTACCTTAGCTTTAAATTCTTCGAAATCTACTCTACAACTCATAATTAACTACAACTTTCGTATTTGTTTATTTCATCAATGAAACGTTCATATCTAGGATTAAGTATAGCGTTCCAGTAAGACCCCTCTGCATCAGTCTTCTGCACTAACTTATAGAAATAGGGATTACTAGCTGCTTTTAAATAGGCTAATACAGCACTTCTTGTATGGAATCTTTGACCCTCAATATTCTTAAGAGTATCAGTAACATTACCTGATGCTACTCTGCCTTTAAACTCAGTAGTACTTTCCCAATCCTGATAATCTTTTTCTTCTTGTTCCTCAAGAGCTTCATCACTTACACTCTTACCACCAAATTCCTGAAGTACACCAGCTTGATAATATTCCTCAACTAGATTGTCTGGAATCTCAATAGTGGCTAATGGTGGGTCATTAGTCAACTTAACAACCTTTGACCCATACTCTTCATTAATTTTAGCTACGGCTTGTATAGTGTTCTTGTAATCAGTTCTCCCCAAATGATTTAATTCAAATGTAGGAGTACCATTATCAATGACACGTCCAGTTGCTCCCAAATCCTCTCGAACTTGGTCAGCAATATCAGCCCTTACATCTAATCTACACTTCATTAGCAATTGTCTTTATTTTTATCCTGAATAGGTTTTTTCCCTTCTGGAGCATAATGTGGATTCTTAATCATAACTCCAAACTCATTAGTGATATGTTTTAGGTGAGAGTTTTCTTTAGCTCTAGCTTCTGAAGCTGCATCCATAATATGTGCATTGTCTAATG